GTTGGCGTGTCGGTTGTGACCGGAGTCGGCGTGTTCGTCGGCACTGTGCTGGTGGCAGTCTGGGTTGGAGTGTCAGTTGGTACTGTAGCGGTTGCGGTTTCCGTTGCGGTCCCAGTCTGCGTGGCGGTGTCGGTCGGCGTCGGAATGTCTGTCCGCGTATCGGTTGGCGTACTGCTTGCCGTGTGCGTGGATGTCGGTGTGTTCGTGGGAGTGTCGGTCGCCGTGTCCGTTGGTGTTGCCGTGTGGGTGGATGTCGCAGTGTTGGTTGGAGTGTCCGTCGCAGTTGCGGTCGGCGTCACCGTTGGCGTATGACTCGGCTCGTACAAACCCCATGCGTAACTAGTGAGAAACTGGCTGTTGCATTCACCCTGAATGGTAATCCCATCGGTGTCCCCCATCGTGATGTCGTCTTCCTTGTCCGCAAGAGTAGTCTTTTGGATGTACGGATTCACGGACATGCTCCCCTGGTCATGCCGCATTCCAGCACAATAACCGTAGTTTCCCGCCCCACTGACCATTACCATACGAGCTTGATTTCCAAGCGAGATAGGCCGGGGGGTGGCAGAAGCATTACCGCTCCACGTTGTAGTCCAGAGCCAACGTGAGATGGCAGCATTCTTCTTCATAGCAACGTAATTGTAGTGAGCGTTATTAACATTCAAGTTGGTGACACTGAACCCGTCCGTGATTAGTGCCGTGACGTAATTGTTTGGGCAGTTGCCGCCGCTTGTGTTTGAGCTAATCCCACAAGACCTAGCCCCTGTCATGTCAGTGGTACGGAAATATATTCCTTGTGCGGAAGCACCGGAATTCGTGTAGTATACCGATGACCACACTAGATCCGGGTCAAATCCAACGCCTGTGATATTACGAGGGTTAGTGCCGTTTCCAACGTATGAGCCTGTGGCGAGCACCTGCCACGCTTTCGCGAAACCGTAGTAGCAATAAGTTGATCCCGAGGCATTCAGATTGCTGCCTGCTGTGAATCCGGTCCCACTCAATGTGATGTAAGACTGTTGGCAGAGGAATCCAGACACGTAATACGTCTGGCACGCATAGCCGGAACCCATCGTATCGGAAGACCACCATATGTTGTGCGCGGCGGATGTGCCCTTCTTGCCTACAAAAACAACAGCGGGTTGGAATCCTAGTGCAACCGCTTGGCTTGCTGCTCCATCACCATCGTAGCAGCCAAAGGATGCTGGGAGTTCTTCGGGAAGCGTCGGTGTTGAAGTAATGGTTGGTGTGGATGTAATCGTTTGCGTCTGAGTCGGTGTGCTGGTGATTGTTGTGGTTGAGGTCTGCCCTTTAGATTCAAGTGCAGTAAAAAACACACTAAGACAAAGGAAAAATAATATTTTTAACAACCTCATTATTACTCTATCCTACTATTAGTGTATCTTATATTCCATAAAAAATGTAAATGACAAATCTGTAATAGATCCTGAACTTACTAAAAGTCTAAAAGAATCTCTAGGACCAACACTTATTCTAGGTCCGTCAAATATTATAGGATTAGTAGAAACAGGTATTGAAGACCACCCAGTAATAGAAAAAAAAGTATTTGGATCAGTAAATTTAGCTTGTTGTAAAGTTAAAACTCCACTTCCAGAATTACAATAAACCATTGAAGAAACTAAAGTTACCTTTTGACCATTAGGAACAGGCACGTACCATCTTAAAGTATAAGATCCTTGCGGTAATGTTCCACTAATAGCATAGGTACTTGGGACTTGTAACGTATGTGAATGCCCAACTTGAGGAGCAAATACCTTATCTATTCGTTCAAAGTTATTATTTAAATTTAAGGCCCAAAATTTATTATTAACTTCAGGTATGCATAGCCCTATATTATTAGTAATATACCCATCTGCCCTGTTATCGCCCTCGCATTCCATTGGGGTTATTGTAGACAGTGGAGTTGGTGTTTTAGTAAAAGTTGCTGTGGGAGTTGGTGTTTTAGTTTTAGTAGCAACAGCATAAGAAGCACCAGCTTGCAAAATAATTAGAACGGGCAAAAATTTTAGTAACTTCATTAAATATACTTACGTACTAGGACTAAAATTAAAAGTAGTCGGGCTCCCATCAGTTATTTGATGCCCACAAGAAGCTAAATCCCCCATCCTGCATACTTTTTTACCCAAAACAAATAGATTAGATGATCCCTCTGCCATTTTTGCTGATGAATGAAGCCCATCATAAGGGGGATGTGGGGAAACCTTATCATCAACGCATATTACTGGCTTACCGTTAATTCTGATTAATTGTTGGGAGGCTATTAAAGTCCCACCACCGCAGACATCCCCATCCCTAGCTATTTTACCACCAGAACCCATAGCACAACCTCCATATACTAATTTATGTTTATTATAGGCCCCAAAGAACTAATTATAGCTCCGCCAGCAGACATAATATTAAAATCCCCAGTTACTAATAAAGAAATACTTCCACCAGCAGGATTAGTAACTATCACATTACCTATATTATCCAAAGTAGCTCTACATCCAACAACACTTTCTATAGTTACAATACCCAAATTGTCTAAAGTCATTTTCGCATCGGCAGAACTAACACAAACTACATTATCATCAATACTAATCTCCCCATTTTTATTACTTTTTAAAGTTATTAACTTTCCGTCTTCCTCAATATTAATAAAACCGGAATCGGGTCCATTTAATTCTATTTTTTTACCCCCAGAATTTGACGTTGTAAGTTTTAAAAACTGTCCGTTAGCATCAATTATTCTTATATAAGTTTGTCCACCAGCAGCCTTGTCTACTGGTAAAGCCCCACTACCAGCGGCCTCTTTAGTCCCCCTACGAGACTTGTTGCCCTTGTTTTCTGATCCTGAGACCGGGCATACCATTTCAATAGTTTGGCCGAATCTATCCACAATAACTAATTTTTCCTTTCCATCATCGTCTACTGTATATATAGTGTGACCCTTAGGAGTTGAAGCTATAACTTTAACTGTTGGGTCTAGGGTAGATTTAAGTTTATAAGACTCTTCCGGTGATTCGTTGCCTGGATTTACATAATAAGAAGAAGCATTAGAACTACTAGGAACTTCCTCACTAACATTACTCTTCATTGACAACCCACCGAGCAAAGTTGAGTCAGGTTTTTCAGGTGACGAGTCTCCTATTTGACCACCCTTAATTTTTTTGTTTTTTAATACTCCATACCAAGTTCCTAAATATACAGGGTAGTCTGGGTTTCCACGTCTAAATAATACCCACACTGAATCGCCAACACTAGGAGGAGAAAAAGTCCCAGGTTGAAAACAAGGTAATGCCCAAGGTAATTCTTTTGTCTTAGTGATTTTTCTATTCTTACCTGGCGTCCCTTGTTTAGGTGTATGAATTATTGGTATTCTTACCCTTATCCTACCCAAATTATATGGATCTCTAACGTCTTCTACATCCCCTTCATAAAGACCTAGATAAGTATCTTTTGATACCATCTCATCTTTATTTGGTAATAAGGAAGAATCTAATAATGAAAAAGTCATTTATAGTCCTATTGAAAAACTATTGGGTTTCCTCTTACGCTTACTGGTAAAGGAGTTATTGGAGTTCTAGTTTTAGTTACTGTAGGTGTCCTAGTAACACTTGGTGTAGGAGTATTGGCCCCTACAATGTAGCAAATTTCCATCACAACACACCCGACAACTGCTTCTGGGCAAGAGCCACTGCAATCCCCAGGATTAGTGACTTGATAGTCGAATGATATATCTCTTAGTTTATCTACAGGAATATTACCTCCCCATTCATCATCATACCCACCATAAACTCCCCACTCACATTTATTAGATGTTTTGCACCAGTCACTATCTAAATTTGCTTTGTCCTGAGGCATAAAAACTTCTGTGGTTCCGTCCCCGTACAACACCCCTAATTTAGCACTATAATCTCTAATATTCGCGTCTCCAGCAGTTGAAAAATGAACTCCTTTTCTAACCAAAACTCTTACTCCCCTAATATCATAAGTACTTGGAAGTTCTTGAGGCTGAAAGTCAAAATTATATGACCTTAAAGTTTTAGTTATACTGTCTTTATTAAGTTGTGAAGAAATACTATAAACACCACTATCCTCGTCACATCTCCAGTCACTGCATTGCCCTAGTTTAACCCAAGGACTCCACGACAATGAACCAATAGTACTGTACGATTGACTACAATGGCCAGAAGGGGCAGGACCGCTAACAACCACCGTCCCAGCACAAGTAACCTCAGGTGTTGGTGTATAAGGAACTGTCGGTGTGGCAGTACCAGTTATAGTAGGGGTATAAGCAGAAGGAGGAACTGTCCCGGTGAACGTGGGTACAGGGGTTACACAATTAGATCTACCCCAATCATAATGGGACAACACCTGGTATTCAGTTAAGTAAGATCCCACATAAACAGCTACCTCGTCTAAGGAGCCATAAAAATCCGTATTACCTATAGTTACCAAACTATCCCCACCTTGATTCAGTATAAAATCAGCAGCATAAGAATTCACTAGTACTCCGTCTTTATAACTATTAAAAGTATGCCCATCATAAGAATAAACTATATGATGCCAATCACTATCTTCAATTGGGATTATTGTATAAATCTCTGTATCATTATTTACTAAATTACCAAACTCTACCGTAAGTTTTCTATCACCATAAATGTAATCGTAATGGATTATAAAAGCCCCGCCACTATAATATAATAATTCGTTTCTTGTACTTGAATCGTCAATCTGAATCCAAAATTCAAATGCAAACATATTAGTAATAGGCGGAATTGCTAAAGATCGTATATACCCAGAACCGTCAAATTTAGCTGAGTACCCGTCTGGCCCATTTAGTGCTCCCGTCGATCCCACCAATATTGATGAATCTGAAGCTGTTCCAGTATAACTATTTCCAGAAGAATCAGCAGCACTAGTACCAGAAGGTTCATCAAGTCTCCAATATAAAGTTGGCCCATCCCTTAAAACTACTGTTGGATACCCGCAACTAACCGCTGGGGTTGGGGTTGGGGTTGATATTGGAGTTATGTCACCGGTAAAATTTAACTCTATGTTACCAACATCTGTTAGTACTCCTGTATCTCCATCAGACGTTATAACCAGGTCATCTCCAGTCCCCCCAAACCACGATGTTCCAGTATAAGTAGACAACGAATTACCTGCTTTATACCCAAGCTCTGCTATAAACCGATCTCCCTTATTAATAGTTAGGGGAAACGTACATGGTGACATTGTTTGTAAGGGGACTGCCTCGCCAACCCCAACTGTACTACTCCATGAATCGCTAGTTTCCACATAATTATCTAATAAAACACATCTCAAAGTATTCGTACTACTAACTAAATAATAATGTCCTTTATTATTAAAAGCTCCTGCCAAACTGTCTACTTTAGACCCTACCACCCACCTAACTTGACCAGCACTACTTATAATAACAGAATTCAAAGGGTCTGAAGCTACCATAAATATTTGTCTACTGACAGGTGTTGCTGTATACGTTTGAAGAGGAGTATTAGTAATAGTTGGAGTATTAGTAATAGTACCTGTATTAGTTGGAGTTGAAGTGACAGTCGGTGTATAAGTATTAAAAGTAGGGGTAATAGTAGGTACTGAATAAGCACATTCTGGTGGGGAAAAATCACTTGACCACCTAGATACCCCTTTGGAAACCCTTAGATCATCTATCATAAACGCACTAGAGACATAATTAGTAGGATAATTATCTATATAAAAAGAACCCACGGAGGTATTGGTCCCAGTAAGATTATAGTCATAATTATAAGTGTCCCCAACTTGAACACCATCTAAATATAATTTCATATTCCTACTACCGTCAATCCCACCATCTCCAATCAAGGCTATATGGTACCACGTATCGACAGTAAGGCCACTTATCATTTCCCCAATTTTTATCCCCCCTTCCTCCTCTATGGAAGTACCGGTAGAAAAAAATAAATAAGCGTAATTATATACAATACCTATCGCATAGACACTATTAGTATTTGAGTCCACATTATAATAAAAAACATCGACATAAGGCAAACCCATGTCTATCTCTTGATTCGGTACATAGAGCCAAAAGTCTACTGTGAATGGCCCAGTACCAAAAGCAAAATCACTACTAGAACCCCACTCTATACCACCTGAAGCAGAGACATAAACGCTACTATCGCCAAACTTTTTCTGGCCTATACTAATATGAGCATTTGATACCCCTGTAGTCTCCTTGTGATAAGAGGAACTGTCATAAAAATAGGTAGAACCGTCTGACCCTTCTCCCTGTAATAGCAGAGTTACATAATCGTCATTTCCATCTTGACAGGGTGTCGGAGTATCTGTAGGAGTATTAGTAGGAACCGTTGGGGTTTCAGTAACAGTTGGCGTATCAGTAGGTGGGTCATCCCCAAATACTTTTGTTGAAATTAAAACTATAAATAAACAAATGTATAAATATTTAATTAGTTTAAACATAATACTCACGGGGTTGTAACTGACTTTGACCCAACAGGACCAAATTTATTAGGGCTTCCTTTTAATGTCATATAACTATTCGTCCCACTCCAAGATCCTTTTCTAACACTAGTTTTAGATAAGTAGCCTGGGTCACGGGTAAGTCGTAGAATATTTGAACTATTTGTTAAATCCAAAAAGTCATTTCCACCAGCACAAAACCCATACCAATAATAACTAGTTCCCGACACATCTAAAGAACTATCCACAGTAAAATTTAGTGTTCCTGCATCATAACCCAAAGTAGATATTCCTCCTTCATCAACACTAGCGTCAAGTCTCTGAGAAAATCCATATGGAGTGTCATATCCTTTCATTACACCGGCAGAAGCATCTGAAGGTTTGACATATATAAAAGTTGGTGAACAGGTTGTTGTTCGGGTCTGCCCACCAGAATTACTACCATCGTACGTTCCATGTATAAACCCAGTGGCTCCGTTTTTCCATGCCACATAATGATAGGTTATGCCATTTACGTTCATACTTGCATCAACAGTAAAACTAGATGCTCCTAAGTATTTTATTTTACCGTAAGAAATAGCCCCTGCGGTCCCCCAAGGATACGAGCCGGAACTAGGCATGTCTAAGGTTTTCACATATGGGTCTACTCCGTCTCCACCAACAATAATTACTCCAGCAGAAAAAGGAAGACTGATGCTTCTATCCCCACCACTCCCTACATAATAAGAAACTGACATGTCATCTGAATCATTCCACATATATGCACAATATCTATCATATTCATTCCAGTTTACTGTAGGATCATTACCTAATAGAATCCCTTTTGTCCCAAGAGCCTTTATTCCTCCGGTAAGATAACTCGGTGGATCATGTAAAGTACCAAAAGCTATATTTTTACTAAATTCCACCCATCCTGTATATACAGTTGGGTCATATTGAGTTGCCCTATCTAAATCACCAGAGGTCCCTCCTGTCCACATAGTCCCATTATACCCAGCTACCCCGACTCTTGCACCAACCTCAACCACCAGTCTATCACCAAAATAGGCTTTGCATATATCATCAAAAAATACGAAAGATGCACTAGAAGTTACTGACATCGGGGAAGTATTAAACTCCGGTGTTATAGAGTACTGAAACGATGGTAAAGAACACCTAACCGTAGTCGTGTCACCAACCAATATTTTTGCTGAATACGCAGGGCCATAATTAGCCAAAGCGTTAGATTCCTGAGCCCCTAACATAACGGTTATAGCGTCTCCATAATTAAATATTATATCTTCTGCTAAGGGTTGAGAAATAAATCTATAAAATAATTTGTTACCAGCAGGTAAAGAAGATAAAGTTAAAGAAGAAATTGACCCAGCTTTAGTAGAAGAGAGTTCCCTATTTAAATATCCAGTAGGTGTACTCCATGTTTCCATTAAAGAGGAGGGAGTATAAGCAGGGGTATTGTCAGTAAAATACAACCTTGTACTTTGTGTTCCTGTTGGGGTTGGAGTAGGAACAATGGCAGGGGTAATACCACTTCCTCTATAAGAAATATTGTTATCCCAAGACGTACTGTTTGGTTTTACCGCCCACACAGAAGTTTGTTCATTATCACCTTTCACTATAGCAAAAGCAGTATCATTGAACGAAGAGTTGTCTATATAAAAATTATCATGTCCTGTTGCATAATAACAAGTATTTTGAAAATTTATATCGGACCTACATTTATGGGTCCCAGCATAATACATTTCTTTTATATCATCATCAGACAAAGCACCACTGTAAAATGTTAAATTATCTATTCCAACTATATGGCCTGAATCTGGATAATCACCAGACCCCGATAAACCCCCATTATTACCAAACAATGTACAACCACCGGTAGCATAAGTAATTCTACCTGAAGGCAAATACGAGTAAGATTCTATTTGTCCATCGACCCACAAACTTATGGTACCGTCATTGTTTATGTATAAATTCTCATCATTGTCTAATCTGCACACAACATGATGCCAATTCCCATCTGTATGACTAGTTGATCCAACTACTGACGCTAATACAGTACCGTCCCAGGCATTAGTAAATTTACATACAAAACATCCACCGCTAGCTGAGCACCCATCGACACTTGTTCCTATCCATAAGTCAAAATTGGATGTCCTTTCCACTATACTAACTTTCTTTTGGGTGGCCCACCCAGACGCTTTAACCCAAAGGCTGATAGTGTTTCTATCTGTTCCACCAAAATTCTGGTTAAGGTATGCGTAAGGTCTACTAGAAGCTGACACCGCCCACCCTCTTTCCCCATCAATAGCCCCAGTTTGATGAAAATTCCATATATAGCCAGAACCAAAATAGTTTATTTTCCCATTATACTCAATACCACCAGAAGGAGAAACAGCTTCATTGCAAACATCAGTTTCTAATGAAATATTACAGTAATCAACATCTGGCTCATCGAATTTATAGTAAGCATTCGTAGCTATATGCTTATTCCAAGTTACATCATCATAATTATCATAGCACGCAGGCGTAGGGGTTTTTGTTGGTGTTGGTGTTGGGGTAAAGCAAACCGGGTTCACTGAATAGGACTCAACCGTACTCACCAGAGTACCGTTCATATTAGCATTAGTTGCTGATATATAATCGTCGGATCTAACAGAACTACTAAATCTTATCTCATCTACTCTACCATCCATATACCCAGTAAGACCCCCAGCCGTAGCTCTACCAATATAAAAAGGCTCTGTACTACTACGAAGAGGTTGAACTGAAGTAGGCCCAGCATAAAGCGACCCGTCTAAATATACTCGAATATCAGTACCATCGAATGTTGTTACGGCATAATGATAATCCGTGTTGTTAACAGCCGTAGCCCCAGTTACCACAACGGGGGTAGGGGTTTTTGGTATTAAATTTGCTGATAATTTATAACTACTGTCTAAATACAAATAACTATTATATACTGTAGAGGCCAAACCTGTTATATGCTGAGCGACTAACCCACCAACCCCCGCTGATGCTCGTGTGTCCCTCTTAAATACAGCTTCAACAGTAAAACCAGTAAGAGTAGATGGGTCTACAATACCCTCAGCATTAACAAAGCCCCCACTTTTAAAAGCACTAATACTGGTACCTGGCCTACTTGTGTTAGTAAAATCTATACATCTACCGAATGGGCATACAGCTTCATTATCCCCTATTAAATCTACCACCCCCCATGTACCAGCAACTAATGGGTACAGACTATTATGGTAACTCCCAGAACCACCAAGGCTCACATTACGAGTTGAATCACACTCATTTCCTGTGTCATTACCACAATTATGGTAGTTAAATGGATTTTTATCTAAATGATAAACAGCATCAAAATCTGAATCCCACACGCTCGGTGGGTCTGATGTTGTTGAAGCTCCACATTTACAATAATACAAATAAATTCTATGAGTAGCAGCAGCCTCAATAGTTGGTACTTTAACCCACACCATCGAGTTTTTGTTAACTTTATCCCAAGTTTCTATTTCATGACTTAAAACAGTAGAATTGTCTGAGTCTACTACTATAACGTCCGCCCCATCATCAAGTGAATTATCATAGTCTATAATGGAAAAATCTAACTTTAACCCAACTGGATAGTCGGTTAGTTCTCCCCTACTCGTATTATCTATATCAAAAGAAGCTCTACATTTCCAATCACTAAAAGCAGGTACCAACGGAAATGGAGTAGGAGTCAAAGCTGGCCCAACACACGAATGATCAATGCAGGAGCTACCAACACAATCGGAATCATCATTACATTCACTATATCCGATATCCATTGTTATACAGTCAACATCCATAGTTGCTTGACCACCAGCATAAAACGGGATCATATAATAAGGGGTTAATAAAGAAACATTATAATCTATACCAAAATTAGTATCCCCAGTTATGTCAGAACCAACTAACCCCCACCCAGAGACATCGTAGGTAACACTAAATGTAGAATACTCAAGTTCTGGGTAGTATGAACCCTCGACTTTCTGTGTTATTATTTTGGAGTCAGCATCAGGTGAAAAAGATCCTTGGGAAGTATTAAAATAATAAATACTATCAGTTACGCAGAGCTGTGAATTTTCTTCTGTATAAAAGCAGTCCGGTGGGTACTCTTGTAACTTTCTAGTTACATTTACCCTGATCCATAAAATCTCCGCAGTATCTGGAATTCTTGAACTGTCAACATCTAAGTAACTTGTTCTTAGCATATCTGGCATTAAACAAGGGTATTTAATTAGTACAGTAGACCCGGTGTCATCGCAAGATTCTGCGTTTGTAGTTGTTCCCCAATCCGAACAATTAAAATCATCTACCTCAGTTACGTGACTACCTAGATTGTCTACGTGTACCCCTGGTAGCCCACCATAAGGAGTTCTAGTTGGGGTTGGGCTTATGGTACTAGTTGGCGTCTGTGTCATTACGGGTGACAAAGTTATAGTTGGGGTTGAAGTTGCAGTAAATATATAGGTCTTTGTGGAAGTTATAGTACTCGTCGCTGTCCTAGTTGGTGACAAAGTTACCGTTGGAGAATTGGTAGGTGTATATGGAATTAAGGGGGTTGCTGTATAAATAGGTGTATCCGTTGGCGTCATAGTTATAGTAGGTGATAGAGTAACCGTTGAAGTTGGGGCCTTTGTGTAAGTATCTATTGGTGTATTAGTAACTGAAGGAGTTGGAGTTTCAGTAATAGTAGGTTCAATAGTTTCTGTAGGCACTAAAGTTACTGTATTTGTTGGATAAGGAGTCCAAGTTGGTTGTGTAGTGCAACCATTTTTACCCGCGTCATAGTGATCGTATATTTCAGAAGCCCCCATAGGTCTTCTATAAGCTACTATCTCATCTATAGTTAATTTAGTACTACTACCCGCACAGCTAACCGGGTCTCCGCTACTACCAGAAAAACAAAATGCTCTAGGAGAACTAGAAGCACTTTGTTGCAATTCAAGATTTTGTGGTACATAATTATCTAAGTTACCATCAACATATATTTTAAATTCTCTACCAACATCTAGGGGTTCATAAACACATGCTACGTAATGAGGATTTCCATCATTGTAAGAACCATTAGAGGTAACAGATCTCCCACCAACATTTGGATCTACGGAATAGTAAACCCCCATCCAACAACGCAGCTTGTCATCAGGACCAACTATTGCTAAAGCCGCTGCACCCCCACCCCCACCAGGATACGAAAAGACGTTAGGAACCCAAGGAACAGCAATAACAGATTTTTCCATTGATAAAGTTAAATCATAAGACCATTTCACCCAAACTTCTAGAGAAAACCCGTCTGTGCCGTTTGCGGGGACTATCTCACCATTCAAACTAGCGTAACAAGAAGTGGAACTTGAAGCGATTGCCCCAGCATTAGATTCCGTATCGACAATTAAAGAGGGCTCCCCATAAGAACAATAAGAAGTGTAAGAACCATTAAATTGTTGTGGGGTATCATCTATTAGTACTCCTGTTGGGCTATCAGTTTTCATCCTAAAAAAAGATATTGGTAATGAAGGACTACTTTTTATTAACTGTTCATACGAAGAACAGTTTACCGCGTTAACTTTAATAGGAATTAATAAAACTAATAGAAATAAGATAAACTTTCTCATTTAACACCGTTGGAATCTAAAGCCCTATATGACATTAATAAATCTGTTATATAAAATCTATTTGGGGTAATATTAGTACGACCCCCATCATAATAAATTGCCCACCGAATTTTGATTGGCCCATTATTAGGAGAGCATCCTCTATCACAATCAATATCACCGACAACTTTTATATCTATATAAGGGGTGACAAAAGTAATTGGAATAGTCACAGTCAATGGGATAAAGTTATCCCCAAGCCAATTAGACGTAGGGTTAAAATTATCAAAATTTAAACTAACCGGTGTAGGCAATGGTGTTACTGGTCGTAGGTTAACACAATCACACCCAATGGCCCCAACCCAATTCCCATAGACTAACCCAGTGTAAACCGACCCAACAGTAAAATTAATTGGGCCACCAGAATAATTATTTACCATAATAGAACCTTGGATAGAGCCATAAGCAAGTTCTGAACTAGAAAACGAAACCCCCTCGTCTAAAATTCCAAAAAGATTTAATGGTACTATTGACCTCGCTCCTGAACCATCAACATCCATTGTAGTAGCATCAAACGCTATAGATATAGGAGGAGGTAGACGAAATTTTGCTTTTCCTTCCTCATCTCCATATAGTTCCATCCCCGATGCAGGTATATTACAATTGTGTCTCCACACCGAGGTTCCTTCGTCAAAACAAACAGCAGAGGTCGGTGATGGTAAAGGAGTTTTAGTCCTAGTAGCTCTCAACGTCCTGGTGTTAGTTGGAGGAGGAGTTAAAGTAAAAGTCGGCGTTCTTATCGGTGTAAATGTTCTGGTTCCTGTCCGAGTTGCTGTTCTAGTAAGAGTAGATGTTGCGGTCCTACTTGGGGTTTTAGTACGAGTAGCTGTTGAAGTGCCTGTACTAGATGGGGTACTAGTTGCTGTGGAAGTAGGGGTAGATGTATTTGTTGACGTTGGTGATCTAGTCGGGGTATTTGTACTTGTATAGGTTCTTGTACTAGTCCTAGTAGCCGTACTAGTAAAAGTAAATATAGGAGTATTAGTAGCCGTAAAAGTATATGTCGGGGTCCTGGTTACAGTAGGAGTTGAAGTAAAAGTCCTGGTTGAAGTTGCAGTGGAGGTACTAGTTGCTGTTGCTGTGTTTGTTGCAGTTGAGGTTGCCGTAACTGTGCTTGTTGCCGTATAAGTTCCAGTCTGAGTACGAGTTGAAGTAACAGTCCTTGTAGGTTCTATAGTAGCCGTTGGGGTTGGAACCCCATCGCTAATCAATAAAACTACATTACTAACTCTAGCAGCATTAACTAATAATTCGGAACCAGATACGTGCTGAGTCTCAAACTTCCACCCGAAATTAGTGTGTGGATTATCACATACAGAACAATTTGACCATCTAATAACGTCGTCAGTAGCATCAAGAACCTTTGTATACGGAACCGATGTTGAAGTTCCGGGTATAGGGGTTGCTTCCACACAAGTATATGTTCCAGAATAAAGTAACTTCCCAGGATACCAATCACCTATAGCAGAGGGGCTAGATAATCCCCCTCCCCATGTTGTAACACAATCGGCATCAGAATTAGTTGGATCTAAATCAGTAGAACAATTGTAACTAGTTGGGGGAACCCAGTCTTGTTCCATTAGCGTAGTATGAATTAAATAGCTGGTTTTCCATTCGTGGCCCCCGCTAGATATGTTTGACCAAGAACAGTCAGTTGTAGTTATTCGTAATTCAGCATGTATCAAACTTTTATCTGCCGCATTTTGTAAAGCATTATTAATTTCTGTAGAAGAAAAATATAAATAGTTTACAGATCTCCCTACCGCCCCACAATAATTTACTAATGGTACATAAGAAGAACACTCATCTAAAGGGCCACTATCATATTGGAAATCTCTCCCGAGACACCAATGACTTACTACGTCACCCCCTGTTTCATTTTGGCACATTGATTCAGCATCGGCCCTAGCCATTTTTTCTGGGTATAAAATACTAACAGCAGCTTGAGAAGTATTATAAAATAATCCAATAATACCCAAGCACAAAAACAGGTATTTTAAAAATTTCATAAAATTTTATCTAGTTCCCAGTTGATGGCAATAAAATAGAAACGTCAGTTAAATACATATGCTCAGAATCGGCAGTTGTACTACTTCCATAAAATTCTATCTTCCAAAATAACTTTGACGCAGGTATAGAACAATCACCACCACACTGAACCCCGGATACTAACATTAATTTATCTACTGGGCTAGTAGTTCCTTGTATATGAGTGCCAATTTCTTTCGCGTAGGGTAGGTCTGGAAAATCTGAGCTAGACAGAACCGAAGTTCCCGTTGTTTGTCTACAAAAACAAGAAGCTAACCCTTCCCAATTACCTGTATAAGTTCCAGCGAAAGTCCAATTGATTAAGAAGTCTACTGTACTACCAGCAACTCCTGCTAATGGTATTAATGTACTAGATTGAATTATTCCGTCTCCACCCCCTTTAGTACAATAAATACCACGATCAAAAATACCTAAAAAGTTTTGAACTGTTACTATTTTACAGACTGTTCCATCGACATCCATAATAGAAGCATCAAAAGGAGCAAACTTCCACGGAGGAGGAATAAATTTAGCATCTTTATCATTTATAGAAATTAGCCTAGACCCAGCCGAAGGGACATTGCATCCTTCTCTCCATACAGACGTTCCTTCTTCAAAACAAATAGCGGAAGTTCTAGTTGGTGTTGGTGTCTTCGTAATAGTACGAGTCAGCGTAACTGTTGCTGTAGGGGTATTAGTTGATGGAGTAGTTTGAGCCCCAGCAACAAAAACAGTAATAAAAACAAATAAAAATATATAAAATAATTTTAACATAATTAATCCGTTAAGAAACCTGTTGCATAATATATCTAACTACAACCTTTACACTACCCTCATCAAAAATAGACCCTTCTGGATAAGCAGATAATATGACGTCTCTGGCTTCACTACCTATATAAATTGGACTTTTCACAGCAAAATCACCAGAAGTTGTTTTAGTTGCTAAAGCAGTACTAATAGGTTGATATGACCAAGCATTAGTATCATCGCTTAACCCAACGTTAAACCCACTAACATTAGGAATAGTACTGATACCACTAACTTCTTCCATTACTTCAACTAAAACTGCTATAACCAACGCCCCAGCAGGAATAATATTACTTGCCGTACCAGTAGAACCACTAAGGGCTACAGTAGCTGTATTTGTCATCATGAAATCACCAGTATAATTTACCGTGACTGTCCCACCTAATACAGCATCTTCTATTGTTTCACTCGTGGAATCGTCGAGTTCAATAACTAAACTTATTAGTCCTGGTTCTAAATAAAAAAAAGCTTCCCCATCTTCGTCTAGAGTAAGAGGTTGAGATAACTCTACATTGCCTTCAGAATCAGCCGATAATTGTACTTCACTAGATGTCCCAGACCAATACACATGAAGCTTTGCATTCCTTGCCGGGGATAACAGAGCACCAACGTTCTTTGCAAGTTGAAATCTATAAGGGATTTTACCAGAAACTAATACTTCACTCATTTTGTATTCCTTTATCGTATTGACCGTATGTAACCATGTCACCCGCCGAAGAACTTTCTCCACCGTGACGAAATAAAGACAGGTCACAAAAATAACTACCGTTTTTAATAATATGCTTTACTTCTTGAATAAACCAAGTTCCTGAAACAAAATGGGGAACTCCACGACTGCTATTAACTATTATTCTTATTCTTCTCATTGGTTTTATTAAAGGGTCACCAATAATTCTAAGTGTTGCAGTCATAGCAAATTTTCTAAGAGACGTAAAATAGTTTGTTGCCTCAATTCGTACGGCTTCTTTTGAGTTTAAGGAAGAATCAAAATACTTATCCCCAAATTCTTCTCTGATTGCATGGTCTAAACTATCGGGTGTTGGCTCAGTCCTAAAAGTTGTTACTCCACCCTCAACTTGAGCATCTTTAGTAACACTAGCATCCACTTCGACAGTAATCGGTTCTTTATTTAAAGTATCGTAGCCTTGAGCGATAGTAGTAGAAGCCCCTAAATTTACCATGGCTATTCCATTTACCTCAGGTTTATAAGATATTATCGCTCCTGTTCTATTCCTAGCGTATTCATATTCTCTTATAATTGGTAAATTATACGGGACGCTGTGAAAATGTAGCATTTTCTTTTCGTTATCAAAATTTACCATAAAGCCACCACGATTTTCATCTTCAGCACTAATAGCTAATGGGGCTACAATAGTTTGTAAAAAGGTCAAATCATCCATTTTTGATGGTTTTTCCCAATTTTTTGGTTTCCCATCATCACCTGGAACAACCTTACTCTGTTCAAGGCAAGGGTCTGGCCAATTATTTCTCTCGGCTATTTTTCTTGCTATATCAGTGGGAGTCTCATATTCACCACCTATATAAGAATCCTCACCACCCTCTAACTTCGACAGGATATCGGTTGCCAACCCGGTTAATTCAAGGTCAACCCCCCAACCAACGAAAGTAGGTTGATACCCCATGAGTCGGGCCATTCGTGGGCTACTAACAAAAGATACGGGAGTACGTTCACCGGTAGTAAAATCACTTGAAACATAACCCCAAGTCAAAGACATATTTTCAAAACCACTATAAATAAATTTTTCCCTAACCTGATTTTTATTTTCTTTACGAGAAAACGGAACTCCGGCCCCGTCTGGCCTCATTACAGAAATTGAACCCACTGAAACAGGGATATAATCAGGGTTACATTTTCTCAATACTTCTTGTTCAATTGAATCCCATTCAGGATCAAACATCCTTATTCTAAAAGAGTCTGTCTCTGATCCAAGACGTTCTGTATACTCAAAGTAAGTTATATACTGGGGTCTTTTAGGGGTTAAATCAAAACCACCATCTAACTTTCTTGTATCTGGATTAAATATTCCACCTATTTGACAACTGAAGGTAGCGTGAAAAGGATTAGGGGGTAATGGATATGGGAACATCCCCGGCTCTACTAAATCCTTAGCAGCTTTACATCTAAACCCTGATTTAGCTTTTGCTCCTAATTGTTCAGAAACTGGTTTGGTATAATCTATATCACTATCAACAAACGCTGCCCCTTTAATAATTTTAAGGTCTCTAATCACTCTCTCTACATAAGTACTAGTGTTTGGCCCTATAGAAGAAACAACAAAACTTAAAGCAGAAGGCCCAGCATGATAACCAATAGCCATCTTTCTATAAGCAGTTCCGTCCCCACCACAATACTTATCTCTTAACCACTTAAAATACCCAGCGGAAGCCCTAACATTTATGTCGGGGTCTGATAAACTAGAGGGATTTGAGAGCCTACCCCGGCTATATCCATACTCAAGCTCCTTTACTAAGCCAGCACCCGTTTTAAAATTGGCAATATCAAACTTCGCATCAACTGCCGCTGCGGCACTTATTTGCATCATCCCATACACCCATGGCGACCCCTTACCTCCAGTGGGTTTCCCATCAAGGCAAGTATTCAAATTACCAGACCCTTCATTCAAAGCTATGGCCTCTAAAAAGTCAGGATCTATCCCTCCTGAACGAGCATCAATCCAATCCCTAACTTCCCCACGATTGGTATTTCTTAATATGCTTGGCATTTTAATTTATCAACTGGGACTGTATTCTATTTATACTTGGGACTCTTAAAATTTCATTATAAATTGGTCTGGTAAACGGATTTCTTATGTCATTAGCTAATGCAATAACCCACCAATAATCGGGGGTCCCATAAGCAGCAAAAGATACTAAATCTAATCTAAATACTTCCCTAAGCTCAACCCTAAAATATTCGTCAGTTGCATCTTTAGTGACTGATGCAGCAGAAATCGGCCACTTACCCATCCCACCTTCTAACTCAGGGTAAACATAAGTAGATTTATATCTTGACGTTCTAGGTAGTATAGCAACTTCTAAAGCTACGCTACCAACAGTGTCAGTATTAGATCTTGGTTTACCTATTGGGTATCTTGCTTCTAATGTAAAGACGGCGAGTCCATCAGAAATATTTATTCGGTCATCAATTTCCTTAGAAAAATAATGGTCTATTCTTATAATATTAGAATGAAGATATTCTCCTACCGTTAGATAGTCATAGAGTCTATACTCTACATTTATTATTTCTCTTTCTTCAGCCATTATTTATTTTCTAGTTCCGGTGGTGTATCAGAATTATTTAATACTTGACTCCAATCCCACGGTGAGTACTCAGTATTCTCTGACGCTTCTTGAAGACTTATATTCACTTCCGCGATTAAAGGAATCATAGAACTTCTGGATTCGACCGTTATATCATCTGTGTAAGCCTGGGCAGAAGATTGAGTTAATATAGAAGTAATCCCCTGAGGAGCTTTTGATAATAACCCTTCAACCCAACCAAAAAATCCAGTCTTAGGAGTAGTTATAGAAGAAATTAATACATCATTATAACCCCAAGGTGCCTTATAATTCACCTGGACATTCTTTACTACACAACGGACAGAAAACCAATCCCCAATAACAAATAATACCGGATGGGGAGTCCCAGGAGCATTTAGTCCTCTTAATCTCCCTTTACTGTAATCTGGGTATAGCCAACTTCTTGCTATCCTAGTTGGTATTATTACTTCTTTCAGAGCACAATCATAAATACTACTCCCGTTTCGTCCATGAGCAGCAAAAATCAATTGAACCGACAACATACGAGCCCCGGAACCAGCATAACCAAGCATTGGTTCTGATCTTCCTATAACACTTATATTAGAATAATTAGCTCCCTTAACATCTGAAAAACCCTGAGGCATATAAGTAAAATCTAATCTTATAAAATTATTTACCATGTCAACAATGGCAGCATTTTCAGGAGGTCCAGGGAACGGTAAATCACGGTACATTAAAATCTCCCTGTTATTAACCCGTCAATTAATGGATTACTTGAACCAAAATTACTTAAAGTATCATTAACCCTATCTGTTGCTGATACAATTTCCCTAGACATTTCTTGTAGAGTAAATATTATATCCGAGTTATCAACTCTTATTTTCTCAGTATCTCTATCCTTTGTTATATAATCTTGGGTACTATCACTATTCTGTTTTAATTGACTATTCTGGTTTAATAGAGATATTAATTTGTTTATCACAGAGTCGGAAACGTCTTCAGCTAATTCAGGAAATTTTGAAGTTGGTATTATAGCTTCAGGTCCTGCTTCTCCAACCCAAGATAAAGTTGGTTTTCTTACCATACCTCCTTGGGCATGTTCCTCAACTGAAACCTGATCTTGTGGAGGAAAAGGACTGTTAAACCCCGCCCAAGACCCAGATTGCTGTACCATACTTCCTTGATTTGGTTCTGTACTACGAGGACCCATAGCGGCACTTGCTTCTTCAGCAAGTCTCCTCGACTCCTCATAAACAGACTGAACTGCCTTTTTCGATGACTCAACAGCGTCCTCAGTAGAGCCACTAGCAAAATTAGAAATCTTCTTTTGAACCCAATCAACAAAACCGGTTACACTTGGGGTCATTGCATCAAACAAATCTTTTATACCAACCTCTAGTACATTTTTAATTGACTTCCCAACTTCTACCAATCCCTCAATTATTTTAGGAGGTATTGTAATAAATAGAGCCTTTGCAACTTCCGATGCAAGGTGGCCATTTTCTAGCCCTTTCTTAATCCCAACCACCAACTCTTCCCCACCTATACCACCAACAATTCCTCCTATTAAACCACCAATAATAGCGGTAACTGGGCCAGCACCCATTCCTATTGCTGCCCCGGTTGCGGCTCCTTGATAAGTTCCAGCCATCCTACCACCAGCAGCAACAGCCGAAGTAGCAAAGCTCTCGTCAGGGTTTTCTTTTTGCCTTCTTGAAAATGTTTCCATTCCCACCCCAGCAATAGCTAATCTACCTAATAGTTTTGAAAGCCCACCAATAACTTTATTATTTTCCCCAAGGGCAGCAACAGCATCCTTCGCTTTTCTACCAGACGCTATATTCCACCAAGAAGATTGGGGCCTCACGGCAGCAGTAGAAGCTGCCTCAGCTTCCATTGAGTCACGCCACGCGGCAAAGTATCCCCGGCCAGTTCCGGTTGTAGGTGGGGTAGAGGGGCCTGCGGTAGCAGCAGCCTCTGTAGCGGCCCCAGTTGCTGTTGTCTTACTTCCCCTAAAATACCCTGCCGCCTTACGGAACTTATTATATAAATACTTACCCCCAATAGCACCTAAAGCTAGTTCAGATAGGCCACCATCTTCTTCTTTTTCCTGAACCATAGGAAGAGGAACACCACGTTGGCCTTCGGGCTTAGCCGCATTCTCTATATTCAATTGAGTCCTAATTGAGTTAGAAATATGCTGCTTAACCATCCTCGACAATGAGGGTATATGAAGATTTTTTAATTTTTCTTGCACTAAATCTATAAATTGAACTATCCCATCCCAGTATTTTTTTACCGGGGTGCCTTCCCATGTCTTATCAAGGATGACTTTTAAATCTTTCATATTCTGAGTTATACCACTTATGGCTTCTGGAATTTTATCCGCATTTTTTCGAATATCCTCTATAGCCATAACAAGTGCAGTTAAAACAAGACCACCACTAAGGGAAAACAATCCTTTCATAGACCCAGTAAGAGTCATTGCTGCTTTTGCTGCCTTACCTACTTCCGGTCCAAGTAAAAGTTCAATCATTCTACCTATTAAAGTTTTACCAATTGTAACCGCTCCCAAAGCCATAAAAGGCATAGTAACTTTATATAGTCCACCCAAAGCTTTTGAAAATTCACTTATCCTCTTATAAGGTTCATCGCCAGGGCCTAAAATAACTTCTATTAAATGTGATAATGAGTCTGCCAATGGGTCAAACGCAATATCTTTTAATACATACCCAAACACACGAAAACCATGAGTAAATAATCCAATAAGTCTTTCCATAGAACGAGTAGATGTCTCATCAAACATTTTAATCCGCCTGTTTAGCTCCTCTACATTACCGGAAGTGTTTTCAATAATCTCCTCTGTTTTAGTAAGACCTTTAACAATATCTTCTTCTTTATTAGCAAAGATACCAAGTTCTCTAATGCCAAAACCCAGACCCTTAGTAAATTCTGCTATTGTCTTGGTCATATAGTCAAAACTTCCAGTTTTTTTCAGTTCGGCTAACCCCCTTGTTAAATTAATCAAAAACCCAGTAATATCACCCTTTTTAATAGCCGCAGCAGATTTTTCAAGTGATTCCGGGACAGCATGACCAGCATCTCTGGCTTTTTGTAAAGTTAATGAGAATGTTTTATAAAGTTTTTCTGCATCCATCTCCCTGAACATCTGAGAAATTCTGGGTCCTACATCAGGGGGTAAAAGATTTTTCTTCATGACCTCGGCAATTCCAGCCAGTCTACTTGCATACTCCACGGTCTCTTTTAAAGCCTGTTCCCTGTCTCCATGTAGATCCTTAATCCTCTGTGAATTAAAAGCCTGTATTTCCTGGTCAAATGAATTAACGTCAGAAATAAGGTCATTCATAGAACTTAAATTTTCTCTTTGCAGAGCATCTAAGTTACTTGCCAATACTCTTACCGCATCAGTAGACTCTTTCGCTGCGGCCCCGAAAGTAACTCGAAATCTTCCCTGCCATTTTGCAATCTCTCTAGTATCTACGTTCATGAACCTATTTAAGTGTCCAGCATATTCCATTAAACTTTTTGAGTATTCATCAAAAGGAAGTTTAGCTTTAGTTAACTCATCCATATATGCTAATAAAGAGTCGTGTGAAGCCCCGGTCTTAGCGTTAACCTCCGACATAGCTATCCCTTCTTCAGATACCAACTTTCTGTGTTCAACAAGGCTCTTATTATCCTTGTCCCTCATTATTGATAATCTTTCTAGTTCGTTTGCTTCCTCCCTTATAGCTTCTATGGCTCCAATTCCTAACGCAGCCCCGGCTTTCATGGTCATTCCAGCCATCTTACCAGCAACATCAGCTAGGTCTTTAGCAGCCATCTTTGCTCCCTCTGAAAAACGAGCAAAGAAATCTTTTATACCTGGGGTTGAGTTAATTAAAGATTCCGCTTCATCTCTAAAATTTCTCGTGTTATCTATTAAGGTCTTATATAGATCATCAGACATCCGTTTTAGGTCATCTACTTTCTTTTTAATATTTTTAGATGCACCAAGGGGAGAAATTAAATAAGGATTTTTCTCAAACTGATCCTGAATTTTACCGACGTCAGCGAAAGAGGAGCTAAAAGAAGACTTTATGGTTCTACCTGATGAAGACAAAAACTGTAATACATCATTAACTCCGGTTTTTAATGACTCCCATACAACCCGGAAGTTGACCATGAAGTTTAATTGATTCGCCCCTCTATCCATTAGTATCCGTTATTTCTTTTGTTTATCTTTACGTGCTGAAAATACCGCGTCAGCTTTCTTTCTTAATTCTTCCCTAGACATAGTTTGTTTTGGTCTCTCACTATTTAGTCTTTTTCTATACTCAGGGCGACCCAGTTTCTCCACATCTGACAAACCATGCATTTCCCCAGGAAGCGGGTCTCTCAATAATGATTGCCTACCTTCATTGCCTTCCTGAGCTTCTTTTTCTTTCTTCTTTATATCAATTAACTTTTCTAATAAAATTTTTCTTTCAAATACCGGTAAATTATCAATATCTGTCAAAGAGGTATTTGTATATAATGACAAAATCATCTGTTCATCATATATATTACGTACTTCTTCGACTCCCTGGACGAAAAAACTCTATGTCATAGGGCATTGTAGTGGTAAATGGTGTAGCACATCTTTGACAGTCTAGAATCAATTCAGTACTAGGGCCACAATCAGCATTTGTTAAAGCTTGCCTTATTTCAGCAGTGTCTTTACCAACTAGATTATCTATCCATAACATTATCTGATTATGGGAGTTATCAGTCTCATTAATACAATTAAGACTTTGTGATTTAACATCAGTTATTTGACAGGCTAACCTATAGGTATAAGCAGGGTCTATTCCCAGGGGTACTGTAGCCTTTGCATTGAGCTTTTTAAGATACTTGGATATTCTAAATTCATCCTTACCACGAAGTAATCTTAACCCAACCTCTGCATTACTAACTGGTAAAGTGATTCTAATAGGTTCTATAAAATTATCAGGTAAATAAACAGTATCTAAATCGTCTGGTAATTCTATTTTTTGATTATTCCTTTGACCGCAATTAGTACAGTTTATTCTAAACGAATAATCTTTTCCGAAAGTTACTGCCCTAAGTACCAGTAAAAGATAAAACCTATCCCCAAGCAATAAGTCGTCCATTGATAAGTCAGCTAGACCACTAATGCACCTACTAAAAACAGCATTAATAATTTGGTAAGTTGCCTCACCACCAGAAGCGGCAGTGAGAACTTTTTCTTCACGGGTGGTCATAGGAGAAACCTTAACGTTACCGTCAGGTACCTTACCACCATAAAGAAGTCCCTTTGAAGGGAGTTGGACGTCAGTCCCGAAAATCTCTCTATCATCCATAGTTTACAATCCTCCTTACTATGGTTAAAATACTTCACGGGCAGCTTTTAACCACCCGTGAAGTCACGCAACACTGGTTACCCAAGAATAGCCTGAGTAACCATATTTACACCGACAGCCTCTAAGCTTTCTCTAATACCTCTATGAGTTGGGAAAGCCTTATCATAACGAAGAGCCATCTCAATCATTACTTGGTTTGAGTTTGCCATATCTAAACCGTTAGCTGCCGGGTTAATAGACACTGGCCAACATCCAACTAGAGTCCACTTTCTCAAATAAGTAGCACCATAATCACTAAACACAGAGTCAACTGAGTTAGGACCAAATAATAGAACGTCACAATCAAGTTTATAATTCCTAGCCAACCCAATTTGACCGGTAGCTGGATTATAAACAGCCGATCTCCATGCTACTAAGGCCCCCATTACGTCAACGTCCACCCAGTCTCTAATTACTAGAGCACCCGCATCCCAGGTTGCCTTACCGGCTACATACACAGTCTCGTTTCCATACGGAATCGGAACTTCTTCGTTTGCTCCTCTTGGTAAGAATCCAGAGGCTAGCGACAACACGATGTTGTCCATCCCACTATGACCAAGGTCAATTCCAATCGCTCTGCTTAACAGCCCGATCAGAGCACCAGATCCAGCGGAGAGTCCGGCAAATGGGATTTCAATTGCCCAGTTGTGTTGTCTTTGCGGCTCAAATCCAGTATTCTGTTGAGCCAAGTTTGTTGCTAATACGTGTATACCCATCTTTACTTACCTCTATTTTAGATAGTTTAATTAAGCTTCGCTAAAAGAAGCTCCTTGTGCTGTTAATATAAAATCAACTACGATAATTTCGGCTGATTTTACTGGTTTAATATAAATTTTACCCATAGCCATATTCTGTTCTATTAAGTCTACAGTATTAGTTGTTTGATCCATTACTACTCTGTAGTCAACAATTCCTCGTCTTGATTTAACACCAGATAAAACCGGAGTTACTAAGTTTACGAACTGCCTCCACATAGTAGGATCATCAGGTTCGAACACTAAGTATCTAATAGAATCAGCTATTACTCTTCGTAGATATAGTAAGAGTCTACGAACGTTTACTCTATCAAGGGCAGAGGGTTTTCGTTGTAGAGTTCTTTGCCCCCATATACGAATTCCGGTTGATTGAAATGTTACCAAAGGATTTACAGCATTTCCCCCACTGTATAAAATATCCCTATCACCCAAAGTTAGTTTTCGTTCAGCTCTTTTAACACCAGTTAGAGCACCACGATTTTCACCCGCTGCGGCAAACCACGGTTCCGCTACATAGTCAGTAAACGCATAATGCTCAGCAGCAAAGCATGACGGAGGAACGTAAACGTCTTCCCCAGTATAATCATCGTTTATTTGAATCCATGGATAGTACAAAGCAGCCATGTTAGTATTAAAAGGTACTTGAGGAACGGTAACTCCCTCACCAATACAAACAGCCAACGACCCATCAGGCATGTCATATATGGTACCGCCTGGGTTAGTAGTTAGTTTACCATTATGCCATTTTATAACATCTGAAACTCCAAGACCAAACGGAGGATCTATTAGTGCCATGCAATCCCCACGAGTGGCTATAACCTCTAACAGTTCATTCATTACGTCCACATGAGAAACACCTGGAACATATAGTACGTTCAATACGAAAGATTCTGCATCGTCAAAAACGTGAATGCCACTAGGGTTATCTGGGTCCCCAGCGCCAATATAAGTGGTCTCATCAACCCCTTCGGAACCATCATTTCCTACAGTAACAGTCAAGTTACCAATGGAACTTTGATACGCATCCGGGTCTGAAGAATACCCCATTTGTGCATATACAAAGGTTTCATCTGATAAAGTATTGGTTGCCGTTGGGTTTGAAGCAGAAGCCCAAGTTGCGTCAACAGCTATATAACTACTAATTAATTCATCATTATCAGCTATTGCGTCATCTTCATTATCATTAGTAGAATCAAAATAACCTATTGCGTCTTCCCAAGTTTTACAACCTCTATCAATATCCTCTTGGGTTAGTTCTTGGGTTGGCCCACCCTTACTGCTAGTCATTACCAAATTATCATAAACTTCGATTTGTTCAATCTTATTAGGATCACTAGCATAAGACATGTAAACAGTTAGTTTTCTCGAACTTTGAGAAGTTGTCCAATTATCATTATTATAAGAACCATCAGAAACCTTCAAGTATATCTGGTTTCCTAAACTACCTTTATATCTTGCCCTTACTTTGACACCACCGGAAGGAGAACCATAAGTACCTCCAGCTAAAGTAGCAGTAGCACAAGCTCCAGAAGCACCAATTACTCTAGCAAAGTACCCAAGTCTACCCTCACGAAAATAACGAGACATTGCGTACCAGGCAGGGTGTTCAGCAGTTTTCTTCCCAGTTAATTTACCTGTTGAAGGGCCAAACTTTGTAATAAAATCATTTAAACTAGTACATAACACCGGTTCTCCACCACCCTTATCACGGGCCGAGGAACAATCCGGTCCCCACGAAGCTGTACCAACCACCCCGATAGTTGTAGCTGAATTAGTAGGGGTGTATAAACTTTGATCTATCTCCCTGATATACGAACCAGGGGAAACAAATGTTGCCATTATTTACCTCTATAATGTTACAGTGAGTACTCTGGGTTTAAATAATAACAACCAAGCCATTCGGTAATATTCAACAAATCAATCAGTATCCAGAGAAATATCTAACAAACCCGAATCCATAGACTCATCATCGTCTCTATCATAGTTACTAGGTCTAATGGATGCTTTAACTCCATTTTTAAACTGTCTTCCAAAACTAGTTAATAATTCCTGGACAGTTTTTCTTCCTCTATTCTTATATTCACTTATAACAGGCCCCCATGAAGCCCTTGCAGGTATTCCCCTTGCTTCACTCCCATACTCGTGTAATAGACTGAGTTCCCTATACGTAAGTCCTGAATAATGTAAAGTTGGTGGAATTTCCACAATCCACTGCATGTCTTGCATTCTTCGAGAACGTATAGATCTTACATAGTCGCCACGAGCAATTAAAATTCTTTCATCTAAACCAAGTTTTTTCTTGTGTTTTAAATAAACAGCACTTAATTTAGGCCAATCAAATTGTTGTTCTTCAATCCTATTTTTAAGGTCATCTCTAAACTGATTGGCTAATTTTTTAGCCTCTATGTCAAAAAAATCTACCGCTGACCTATAGTTTTTATTTCCTGCCAACTCATTAAGAGCACTTTTAATATCTCCCATTACTTTATCAATATCGGTGTCTGTTTTCATAAATCACTAGCACCCTCATCCACGGTATCAGTATCAACCAATATTGATGTCCCGTCATCTAAAATAAGATAATTTTCTACATTAATAGATAAAGCATTTCTATATTTAACCACTAAATCTCTAGTAGGATCATGATTTCCATAAGCAGGCATATCATAATCATTTTCGAAACACTCAAAAGCCCATCCTTGAACAGTTATTGGTATAGAATGTCTTATCCATCTTTCACGTTCCCCAGTCTGTAAAAGAGAATTATCAATAATTTTAGAAAATAATATACCGATCTTTTGCTCAAACCAAGGATAGTCAAAATTTATACTAATATGCAAAACCGGGTCTGGCTTTACCAAGTACCAATGTAAACAAGCATTAGCATCACTTCTATACCTACAGTGTATATCTATCTGATAAGGTATATCCCACGGTCTTGGATAAATACTACGATAAGTAAATTTCTTCCGTGAATCCCAAGGAAAAACTTTTCTTACAACATTAGTGTTATTACGATACATTGCATACCCCAAGGACCCCCGACTAACGGAAATAACTGGGGTTGCTAATGTTTGAATAACCCTACTTATATCTTCTTTAGTTTCTGCTAGAACCGCAGCAGCTAATATATCAGCCGCGCTACCTGTTGATAGTAATTCCCCAATCTCTTGAGGACTACCACCACTAGCATAAGGTCTTTCTGGGGAAGAAAAGATGACTCGGTTCTCAAGACTCAGATCACTACCCTGCGAATCTGTCAAACCGGTCCACTTAGGTAAGAGAGTAAACTTGACAAAATCAACTATGGCCTGATCATACTTTTTTAATACGTCTAAACTACCCATTATTGCCTATTACATCACCAATATACCCACACCTTCCGCACAGTACAGTCAATTTTTCTTCATTCACTTGAAAGATTAATGAGTTCGTTAGGCACTTAGAACATCTATCCAAAGAATCATTTACTGATATAGACTTGCCTGTAATTCTAGGCATTTCTCTTCCAGTAATTCTATGTTTAACCTTAAATATTTCTTTATTATATTTTTTACCTTTAGGACTTTTATTATTTCTTTTGTGTTTTCCTTCGTAGTGACCGGCTATTCTCTTAGCTAGTTCAAGATCATTTATATTATGAATGACCTTACCTTCATGGTCATGTACTGTATATTCTGACTTACTGGCCCCTTTACCAGCTAACAACATAGGATTAACTAATCTACTTAGTCTACTCCTATACTTACCCCCACGCTCTCTATTAATAACTCCTTCAGGCATCCCAGCCACAGGTCCACCAGTCCAATTACCAGCCCTAGTTGGTTCATTCCCGTCTGGTGCTAATAATTTATCAGCGGTTGTATAACTTTCATTTCTTGTTATCGCCGGTTTACCATTATACATCCAACTATTAAAAATCCCGACAACTCTGTCGCCGGTTTCTTTATTCCCTGAAAGGCTACGAAAGTTTCCATCTGGGTCTCTTACAACAAAATATGGAATTCCGACTCCTATCTCTCTTAATTCATACATTTCATTTTGAGAATTAGGCCGTCTTGTAATTGTCCAGTTCCTATACGGAATAGATAATGTCTGAGCATACAAATTAGTAGTCCCAGCTAAACTATCTGGTCTATCAGTAGTAAAGACATCTTCTCCTATCTGTTCAGTTTTTGGTGTTTGAAGTGTCTGACCAAACTGATCCTGAGCTTGTAATAAACTCTTCGAGGCTATAACTAACAAATGAAGAGCGTTGCCAGGAAACTGTTGCTTATCACCGGGAATAGAAGCTTTTACCTCTAAAGCAGAGCGTTGTAAATCATTAAGGATATTTTCAACTTCCCCAATGTCAGAAATTATTTCTTGTACTTTCTTGAACCAACTTTTTGTTTGTTGAAGTTGTACACTTGGTGCTGGTTGTTGCTGTTGAGGACCTTGTTGTGATGCAGTGCCTGATGATTGCCCTGCCGGTGGTTGTTGTGGCCCACCAGGAGGAGTATTGTCCGGTCCCGGTTCAGCTTGAAATGGTGATCCAGAAGGCATATTAAAATTCCTTATTATATTCCTGAATTTCTGTGATGTTTTTTGAAACCTGCTTGGTCATAAACAGTTCTAGCACCGTTAATAAAATCCCAGACATACATCTCACCTGGTTTAGACTCTAAATACAACCAATTTACAAATTCCCCGAACATCCTGTCTTCATTACATCCTAATGCTCTAAGCCTTTCGTTAAATGCGGCTGCGGCTGAAAACATATCGTGCTCTCTTGTTGCCCCGTCAGCATGAATTGAAAAAGTTCTTTCCCCGAGTCTTTTTACTAATAACTTTCCTCTCGACTCATCAGTATTTGTATCTATAGGTCCTCCGGGAACTCTTATATAACCATACAAAGGAGTATTATAAATTCCCCCACTACCAGCTCTAGGAGTTACCTCATAAGGCATTATAGAAAACTCTTCGTTTACAGTTGTATTACACTTAGGACAATATAATGAGCTACCTCTTACGGTTAGAAGTCCACCACAAGTCTTACATAGCTTATCTGTTGGGGTCCCTTGGTCAGTTTTATCCGAACTGTCCCCTGGTCCACCACCAGCAGCTTTTCCTTGTCCTCCGTCTGGTCCGGGGCCACCTGTATCAAAAAATCTTTCTCCTAAGCTTTCTTCCTTTGCTTTTCTTATGTACCCAAGTAACTCTTTAGATTGAATTTTTAATTCCCCGCTAAGTACCTTAGATACCATCTTATCGTAAGCATCATTATTTGATGTTTTAAGGGCTACAACAGCTTTTTTAAGCCTTCCTACAACCCTCTTATGCTCTTTAGCTAATTCTTTGTTAGATTCGGACATATTAGGACATCAATGAATCTGAAACTTATCAATCAAGCTCTGGGCATCATCTGGAATTAAAAATTCAGTAGAGATACAACTAACCATTGTACCTTCGTCTGGCACCTCGTATATGCACTCAACTAAACAAAAATTTACCCATACGGTCCTATTATCAGTAGTTGTAAGTTTTACAAATTGAGGTAGCATAATTAAAAAATCTTACTCGATAGACCATAAAGACCATACTTATTTACTAATTGATCTTGTAATATTTTTGCATCCTCAATAGGTACAGACCGAGATTGGCAAAAATCTATTAAGGCTCTATGCAACCCTTCACCTTTCGAGCCAAGTCCGTATCTTTTATAAAATATATCTGCCAGGTCCTCGGTATTTTTTAATCCCATAGGTTTAGGCATACCTACAATACCCACTGATCCGGTCATTTCATTTATCATTTAACGACCCAATGGTAAACTAGTGATAATTCTCAAAAACAAATTTATTACCCCAAGAATAGACGCTTGGTCCTCAGCAGAAATAATAAAACCAGTATGAGATTGTACTATTATTCCTATAATAGCTATAGAGTTAATCCAAAGCGTTTTTGAAGTATACCATTTCTTTGACTCTTCCATTTTCCTACACTCTAATATCAACTATTGGAGTCGGTAATACTGTATCTAATCCTTCCAAACATCCACCAACAACTTGCTGAACACAAGCCCAGTACATAGCAGAGGTGTCTACATAACCTTTACTTTGGGCAAAAGACAAAGCCATTGATAAGCCAACACCCAAATATTTATCCCAATTCTTTAAAATCGCCATAACATCATCGGCAATATTACCAACTTTATTTGCTGGTTTACCTAGCGCCGCTCTTTGACCAACTACAGGAATTACTTGAGTCCTGAGAATAGTTTGTAGCGTAGTTGCCTCATCTGGAAACTTCTGGGCTGATGTTATACACCCGACTTTACTAGTATCCCTTATTAAATCTAAAGTTACTTGTTGAACCGGGGTGTCTGGTGTACTAGTCATAAATGAACAACTAGCTATGACACCAAAGGAAAACAAAATTAAGAAAACAGCTAACATTCCCTTATTCTTTCCTTTACCTTTACCCTTATTTTTATCTTTACCTTTTTTACCCATTTTAACCTCTGTCTCTTCCTCTATTTATTATATATTGAAGAATTGCATCAGCGGCATATCTATTTTTAGTCTCTTCATCCCAGTTCGGGTGACCAGCCGCTATGCCATCTATAATTTCCCAGGCATCCGACAATTCGTTCTCATCTACTCTGTTATCTTCTATCTGTTTAATAATACTTAATACTAAAGAAGCGACAACTTTTGCTAAAGACTCTGCAACCCCGGTGCTTATTAACAAATTAACTAAAGCTAACCAATCCATTTTATCACTAGGATTTATGACTTTTTAAAAATGACCTAAGGGCTGATATATGAGTTCCATGATATCTCTTTCCACCCTTTGTTTTTACCCACCAGTCATAAACAGCCCCAACACGCCTACCAGACTTACCTTTATGTTCTGGATAATGCCTAACATCCACTAACAGACCGTGGCCAGCAAAATGCTTCCTATCACCCTTACTGCCACCAGCTAAAGAGGTTTTACTTGGACTGAATCCCATCGAACTCATTATACTATTTATGTCTGCTGGTTGCCCCTCTTCATCCAGTATTTCTAATACTTTATTTAAATCTAATGAACCCTCTATAAGTCCACTAACAAAATTAGAAAGTGTGTTCATAAAGTAAGTCTCAATTAATAAAGATTACTTTTCGTCCTCTTCTTCCTCATCGTCTTCATCTTTATCGGGCTCTTTATCATCTTTCTTATCTTTTTTATTATCTTTCTTTCCCTTTTTCATAAACGGAAACTTTTTATCTTTCTTTTCATCATCCTCATTTTCATCTTCGTCATCACTATCTTCTTTCTTATCTTCTTTATCTTTACCCTTATTCTTATCTTTATTTTCTTTGTCTTCTTTTTCTTTTAAATAGATTCCTTTATCCTTTTTACCCTTCTTCTTTTCGTCTTCCTTTTCATCTTTATCGGCTTCCGAAATACTAGAAATATCAATTACTCGTTCCCCACCACTAAAAGCAACTCTAGCTGAAGTCAAACTAGGAAAACCAACTACTGTTCCTACTTCTCCATCTACTTCAATCAGTCCACCTTCGACAAACCCATTTTCACTTTCTCTTGTCACGCTCATGGACTGCATTTTGGACCCAGTGATGGGTACCAAGCCTACCATATTCTCATCTACCCGCGCTTCTACTATACCACCAGAGTCTAAAGCTACAGTATAAATACCTTCTTTAATGTTTATGATAACACCGTTGTCGTCGCCTTCACTTATTTGGACTTGCTGACCGATATGAAATCTAATCCCTTCGTTACTAGCACCATTATTACTAGGAGCTTCAGGAGTTCCCTCTGCGTCATTGTCACCAGCAGGGGAAATCTCAGAACCAGCTAAATCCGCTCTTCCCTTATTGGTGAAAAATACACGGTACATTACATCACCATTTCCAATTGGGTAAAGCATACTATCAACCTGGCCAACATTACCAACTAAACCACTCTCGCCACCAGCAGGAATTGGAAAACAACGTAAAGAATTAAGTTGTCTATTTAAAGACTTTAATACTACCTTAGCTCCGGGGGCAATGCCTTCACCTAATACATTCTCTTTCTTTTGGTCACCCATGTTTAATAAAGTTGGCTTTCTTTTAATCACTTTTGTATAAACTTCTCCCGGCTTAGGACTAAAAGTCTCTGGGTCTATAACCTGTGCTTTTAAAAATTCACTCTTTGCTATCTTCTTTATAGATTTCCCAGGTTTAAAATCGTCTGGTAACTCATCACTAGATGCAGTTAAAGCACGACTAAGGGTACTGAGATTCCTGCGCTTTCTTGGTTCGTTTATAGTCTCTTCTATACCTTCGGTTCTCTTAACAATTTCGTCAGCCCTAGCTTCATAGACATTCCCCGATTGATTTTCAACCAAGGCTACTAAACGATATTGGTTATACATTTTAACTTCACAGATATCACCATTATCATGTAGTACAGAGTCTCCGACTTCAAACTCTACCATGGTGCCGGGTTGACAAGATAATGACTGTCTAACCACATCGTCATAATCATCTTGAACATAGGAAGAAACCAAATACTTTGCAGCGACAGAGGTTGGAACCTGATGTTTACCCATAGGTCCAAAATCTACTGTGACAGCACCTTCTTCCACGCTAGTTACTATACCATTCGAATGTTGAGGAATTACTTCCCCATCAAACAATGCCCGTTGATTTGTTTGTATCTTTTCGTTTACATGAAATTTTCCGCCTGCTCCAGACTTAGCATACAAATTAGCTCGAACAGCCGAAATATCATGCATTCGTTTATTTCTAAAATCCATAGCTTCTCCTAAATATTTTTACTTTTCTTAAATTCAATAATTTTATCGGCTAACTCTTTTCCGACTAAATCAGCTAATTTATCATCTGGGTAGTCCCCTAAAAACTCAACCCACTCTTTATTACCAAAAGATCTTTGACTTGATACCCCAACAGAGTTTCCACCATTATAATAATTATAATAAATAGCCCCAAAACCTTCCTCTATTTCTTTAGACTCAGTGTCAAGCATATTCTCGACAAGTCTATCTAAAACATCTGAAACAGAGGTACCAGAAACCAACATATCATAATAGTAATTAATTGTACTAGACATTAAGAACCACCAAAAAGAACTTTAACTGATGCAATAGTAGTAAGAGTATTTTCTATAACAATATCGTCTGTTATAGAAACCCCACGCATCATTATTATCCCACTACTATCTAAATCAAAATCCGCAGAATTTATTGTTACAGTAACATATTGATCAGTTGACACGTATATGTCACTAATAGTGGACATGTTAAAACTTGCGGGTGATATCGTAACCGTTTCATCAATATCTAATCTCAAGTCCAATAACTGAAAAGAATCTACATCCGAAAAGGTGTCAAATTTAGCAAACTCAACAAAATTTTCTGTATCAGCTCTAATTATCTTTCCTTGGTTTCTAATTCTTACAGACATATTTAACCACCAATAATCAATCTAACTGTAGCCGCAGAACTCGAACTTAAATTTTCTAGCCCAAGAGAAGTTATCTCTGCATCTGATATGTGTAGACTTTTTCCCTTTATACCAGAAGTATTATTTATAGAGATAGACAACTGGCAATCCGACGATATAGACAAAAAGGACCCAGCGGTTGACGAGTTAAATTGTGGATTGTAAGAACCTAATGATTCTATTACTATAGTACTAACTTCATCATTACTAACTGATACTGATTCAGCCAATTCTTCTACAGTAACACTCTTAACTGTATCAGTTCTAGTAATACTTGCTGTTATACTTAATGTTGACATTTTATTAATTACTATTTATAATATCCCATACGGCTTTTTCATCGCCTTTCATGTTTCTTTTATAATGACCAGTTGCTGATTTTACGCTTTTGTTGGCTTCTTCTGAAACTTTACCAACAAAAACTTCTCCCTCTTTTACATATGCTTGGAGGGACCTAATAACTAAGTTCAATGAGTTTACATCAGTAACAAGAGCCCTAAGCGCAGGAACAGTGTCTGAAAAAGCTTTGACAGAACCTATATCATCTAGTATATCTTTAATTCTATCATTACTTATTGTTTTAATATTTGCTATTTCATTAAAATACCCATTTAGTTTCCCTTTAACAGCGGGCAAATCCTTTTCTTCCACTATTAAAGAAGCTAAAGATATTATACCTATTACATCAATAGATTTTACAGGTTGCATATTACTTATACCTATAAATACCTTTTCCAGATAGTCTCTTCTGGGCTAAATTTCTTGCTCTCGTCTTATGCCAATGATACTTTATTGTATTTCTATTACGAGCGTACCTAGGTGGTTGGGGTAATTTTACCCTACCCCTATAATGCCTAGACCATTTATAAACCTGAGTAGACTCCTCTACTGCTTGTTCAATAGTAATCTCATTATTTAATATCTTCTCTAAGATATCCTTCATTAGTACCACTGTTTCAAATTTGCCTTAGCTTCCCTTCTAGATTTCTTGGTAGTTTCCTGTTTAAAACCTTTACCAGTTCCTACACCCTTAGGGAGATTTTTTACACTAACTTTACGTTTTTCCTTTAAATAATCATCATTTACTAATTTTTCTCTTCCTCTATCAAAAAATACGACATTCTTTGACTTAGGGTAATTATAGTCTCTTTCCTGCTTAAATAACGAACAATTTTTCATCTCCAAACCCTTACACTTTAGTACATAATATATAAAAATTCTTTAATTTTAGTTAAAGCTCACAAGCACCGGAAACACAAGCAAAATCTAATGACCTCTCCGTAGTATCTTCAAGCTCGTATTGACCTAACTTTGAAAAATCCAATTCTGGAAATTCTGATACTAATTTATTATACTCTTCTTCAGTTATCTCTTGATAAGGGGCTAAGTCGTAAACACCCCCATTATAAGGTAAAAAGGACAACCCAACTATCTTATCAAAGTTTTTATAAACCCAGTTACCAACTTCAAGCCATTCATCGTCATTAATGTAAATTGTACAACTAGCACTGTGTTCTGTATAATTTTCCTTAACTAATAGCCAGTGTTCAAGCTGATCCATTACTGTTATGTCATTCCTACAAACTGCCCCTTCAGGAGACTTAATTGGAAAATCAAAGACCAATGTAGAGGGATTCTCAGGGTCCTGCCCGGTCTCTGGATGAAAAGGTACCCCAGAGTCCATCATTAGTCTGGCAATGGGCGTATAAGCCCCCGCACGCACTCTCCTGATATAATAAGGAGCATATCTAGGATGAAGCCCACTTGAACAACCAAGAAGAACGGAAGAATTACCCCCTGGCTTTATACAGGTCGTAGCAGCACTTTGGTTAATTCCAAATCTATTTGCCAAATCCTTGTTTATATCTACTATATATTCCTTTAGTATTCTGAAAGTTTCAGCCCTATTTTCTGACCCAGGTCTTAAAATTTTACAGTCAAATTGACCATTTATATCAACCCCAAGTAATCTTTCAAGGATAGCATTATTTTTCCATCCTTCAGAAACATAGTTAAAGTCTACCATTAAAGACTGAACAGTACCAAATATGGTTGCTAGTCTAGCTTTTCTCTTTAAGTCTTCTAGTGTGTCGTCAGCTCTAGCTACTATAATAGATAAATTACACAGACCCCCACCATTTCCATCTCCCCCTCGTAATATGGTCTCCCCACAAGGATTCATCCCAAACTTGTCTTTTTTACGACGTTTAGGGCTGCACTTAATAGCAGCAGAACGATTAAATATCCCACGTTCCCCAGACCCAGAATTTGCCAAGGATAACCATTCTTTCATAAATTCTAAAGAAGTTGGTTTTTCTTCATAGACAGCCGAGTTGTTTACAGTACTCCTATGAGGGGTGTGTAGCCAAAATTGACCATCTTTAGCATGACGCATTTCCTCATCATCTAAATCTGATAAACTTATAAGAGCACTCCTTCTAGTTCCACCAACTTGTACAGAATCACCAATTTTTGCTAAAATATCATGACAGTCGATAGTTGATAAACGTTTACCTTGTCGGGATAAAATTTTGGCTTTTGTAAACTCTAACAGAGATTTTAATGGCCCAGGACCGGAAGACCTACCAGATTTAGTTTTTAATCTAGCTCCCTGAGGTCTAATTAAGCTGAAGTCAAAATTAATATCCTTCCCACAATACCACGTACTCATACCAATTTTCAAAGCATCACACCAACCCTCAGTAGTGTCAGGAATCACGTATTTCTTATTATCTAAGGTAGTTCTCTGTTTTTTTATTCTTGGTAGTCTGTATACATAATCAGACTCGACAGAAAATCCTACTCCACACCCAGACATTAATAAATATAAGGCTTCCGAAAAACTTTCTATAGAATCTATAACTCTATAAGAACAATTGTACCCACCCAAATTACATCTATCTAAAGCTGGGCCGCTCATTTGGGTTACTCTCATTGATGGGAGGGCCTCTAACTTTAGCATTCCATCTATTAATTCGTTCCACTCATTCTCTGTCAATCTTGAACCTTCTTCAACATTTTTATCAACGATACTTCTTAAAAACCCCATAACTCTTTCCACACACTCTTCCCAGGTTTCTCTTCTTCCTTTATCTTCCAAATACTTTGCGTACTTATCATAAAATTGAAATTCCTGTATAGGNGTTTCAAAATATTTTTTATTATTCTTCACAAGATCTTTAATTTCTTGGGATACTTCTTTAGTTTCTCTGAGCTTTCTTTTTTCTTCCCTAAATAATATATATTGTTTTGCTGCATCAAATTGACCCGCAGCCATTAGTTGTTGCTCAACGATATCTTGAATTTTCTCTATATTAACCGGAGCATGACCGTTAGAATTTAATACTATATTTGAAGCTCTTTTCGATAAATCTACAGAAACAGTTTTAGAAATTTCCCTTTTAATCCCACTAGACACCAAACATCTATAAATTGCTTTCTCTATCTTTTTTATATTAAATACTTCTTTAATACCACTCCTTTTTGTAACCTCAGCAAAACTCGACCCACTGTTAACAGGCACTTCAGGAAACATTCATCCTCCTTTAATTGTTGTATTTACGTAATAAAAGAATAAATCTTATATACTTAAATAAGACTACTTAAGAATAATTTTGATCTATAAAAATAGATAGGATAAATAGAATTACTCCAATTATTACTAGAGCAATACCCATCTGACTAAATTAACTAATTATGGGATAACTTCATACCCAACAGTAATAAAAACGTCTGCACTACCAGAAGTCTGTTGAACGTTTAAAGCCCCAGTAGTATTACAAATAGGAGTAAATCTTCCAAAAATCAATGGCTTTGTTCCAGCAGCATCAAAACTCAATACCAACAAAGTATTAGTACCAGTAGTAAAAGTAACAGTAGAACTAGCATCTACAGACACTACAATAGATGATACTAATATCTTCGACGCAGCCTTTCTACCGGTAGGAGCACTGACTAAAACATGTGAGTTTCCGTCCCCACTAATAGCGTAATTTTCCCAAGAAACAGAATATCCAACACCCGTGGTTTGGTAAGTACATGTACCAAAAGATGGATTAACAAATAATAAAATTCCAACTAAAACACATATAAAAAATTTAATCATTCTTACCCTCAAATTTATTACATAGTAGAATATAATAATCCTATGTTTACACTTTGACTCCCGGTTTGTTGTACATTTATTTCCCCGGTACTACCACACAAAGGAGTATCTATTCCAAAACTTAAGTACTCATTTCCGGCCTTAGTAAAGGAAAATTTTAATATGGTTGACGACCCAGACATAAAAGTTATAGTGGTTGCCTCCTGAACACTAAGGTAAACCCCAGAAACCCCAAATTTGGTATTAATATTTCTTCCAGAAAGAGCATCAACTATTTTTGTTGCCTCAGAACCGGAAAAACTCGCTGGCACATAAATCATACCTTTATTTTTTGGTACGGAGGAAATTTCATACTCATAGGAACAATTCTGTGCCGGTGGGGTTGGTGTGACAGTTGGGGTTGCTGTTGGTGTTGGGGTAAAATCACAACAAACAAAAGCGTCCCCCCAAATAGGTAGAGTATTACCTTCTAAAGTTCCTGTATGATTATTTCCACTACTGTCAATTAACGAATCTGCATAATCATCAAATTTCCAATGCGCTAATAAATATCCTTCTGAATCATCGCACTGTCCTAAACAACCATTATAAATATTTGCTACTTGCAAAGAAGTCAACCCCTGAGAATATATACGTAGGTCATCTAATTTTCCGTTTAGCCACTTAGACGCCCCAGCAATGTTACCAATAGTTATTGATTTATTATTACTACGCATATTAGTACTTGTAGGCCAAGAACTCTCAATACCGTCTGCTACTCCATCAATATACATAGTCATAGTAGATCCATCTAAGGTTACGGCTATGTGATGCCACTGGTCAGCAACCGGCACGACAAAACTGGCGACACCGTGCCTTACATTGTTAATATCAAAGATATTAAATCTATAATTATCTTCAGTTATATATAATTCCCAATTTCTATTAATATTACCATACTGGCCTATTATATCATGCTCCCCCTGACTAGAGATATAAATCCAAGCAGTTATTGAAATAGAATCACCAGTAACACTCCAACTTCCAGTATCAACAAATTGGTTTTCTGATGAAGTAAAGGACAATCCGCGCCTAACTCCATTACTACATATAGGGGTTCTTATAGAGGTCCTTGTTGGCGTTTGTGTTTTAGTTGGGGTATTAGTTAATACAACAGTGCTAGTTACTGTTTGAGTTCCAGTAGCTATAACCGTTGCCGTTGCCGTAGTAGTTTCGGTTGGTGTACCCGTATCCAAAGGTGTTGAAGTATAAGTTGGAACCTCTGTAAATGTAGAAGTTGGGGTACTTGTAATAGTTGGTGTGTCAGTAATAGTCCCAGTCTGAGTAACAGTAGGTGTATGTGAGCCAAGAGGGGTAAAAGTAGAAGTTATAGTTGGGGTTTGAGTAATAGTAGGGGTCTTTGTTTCTGCTAATGTGGGGCCAACCTCTCCACCAATTAACTCACCACCAACAAATTCAAGTTGTTGTGCATATGATATATAAGATAATAAAAAACTTATTATTGCACAAACAATAATTATACTTCCACGATGCATGTAAACACTAATAATTACCCTTTTTATTCGTAAATTACTAAAGCATTTGAGTTCTGCGTAGCAATAACTAAAGTTAGTCCGGCTGAAAAAGACACACCACCAAAATCTATTGGTAGTATTCCTGGACCACCTTGGTTGCCAAACGATATAGTTCCCTGCCACAACATGGTCCCATTAGCAGCAGTATTATCATATAGGGTGATAGTACTACCACTAGTTATACTGGATAATATCATCCTATGTAAATTTCCCGGCCCATATTTTAGTACTATTCCAGCAGTAGTACCAGATTGGAATCTAAATCTAGGTTGGGTAGTTAAACCACCAAGTCTTAAAATAATTTGCATCGGTGAAGTAAGAGTTAAATTAGATACACTTCCATTAGAATTATTGTTTTCTATATTTATAGGTACATTTAGGGTTTCTGTTAGTAATGACGAAGACCCATCCACCGTGGCTGAATGAACAACATTATTATCTATAAAAAATTGAGCACCACGTAAACCAGCCCAAATTTCATAAGTATGAAAATTAGTATCCATTGAAAAACGTCTTATTTCAGACCAAGAGGAGACTGGAATTTTTGTGTCCACCCCACCATATCTAGTTACTATATTAAAAGTAGTTCCTGTAAGCTCAAAAAATAAACCATCATTTGTATCATACATACCCCATCTGCTTATATTATTTGCAGTTCCCGTATGACTCAACTTAACTCTACCTCTATAAATATTACTAGAACCAGGAACGAACCTAGCCACAGTTACTGACGAATATTTAACTGTTGAATTGGCTGTGGCCCCAGTAACTAAATTTACAGAGCCTGAACTTTGACTAACCGAACCGGAACCTGTAACAGTCTCAGTCCAAAAATTTGTATCTTTAGTGGTTCCATTAAAAGTTCGTCCTACTATTCTAATTGCGTTCCCTGTTTTTATAGTATTATATTGATCAATTCTTGCCTCATAGCCAGTTTCATCATCGTGCGTACACCAGATTCCAACTTTTAAAAATCCGTCGTCATCCAAGGACCTGGGAACAGAATCTACTATAGGGCATAAGGCTGTTTGTAGTCTAAAAACAGAAGTAGCTATCGCTCCAAGGTTTTTAACCCTAACTCGTACGTATGAAGCAGTGGCTTGTACTGTCCATGAATTCCCGCCTAAGTGAGTCACGTACGTATACGTGTCTGTTATGTCCCAATTAGAGTTATCCATAGACTGATCAACATAAACATCACAGTCCTGATCACACATTAAATTTACTTGAATACCGGCAACACCAAGAGTACTAGTTCCAGTAGCCTGGTTATTGTTAAAAATTTCCCCAGGGTCTAAACTTACTAAATCAATACTAGTATTTATAGCATCCTCTGTAACATTCTGGGTAATTGAATTAAAATATGACATCATTTCTCCTACTTAATAAACCAATTCGATCCGTCGCTAATAACAGATAAACTATTATACCTAGCACTTATTACCATATCCGATTCACCGTCTATATTTTGCCCACCAGTAGTTTTTACAGTAATCATTCCGGTTCCTATGTTTTTTATAGTAAAAACTCTACCGGGAATACCCGCTGCCGTTGGTAAAGTTACATCAAAAGTGCCGTTTGCTAATATTGTAGAGTCGCTAGTTGTTATTTGGTAAGTTGTGGTTTTAGTTGAAATTGCCTCGGTAAAACCCACCCCCGTTATTACACCGGAAAAAACAGCGGCCCCATTATTACTAACACTTCCCTTTACCGAATCGGAGCTATTACGCCACTCTTGTAAATTGCTTGTCTGCGTACCATTACCTTTAATAATTACCCTAGTAGTATCATCAGTCCCAGTAAATTCCACGGTAGAGCTACAATGAACCCAGAATCTCCCAGAAGTATTGTCTGAGTCAAACACTGTGGAATTAGTTACAGAATTACAAGTTGGGGGGGAAGACAACCCAACATTCGGGTACATTATTAGTATATTAGGGTTATTGGTAGCGTTGGCATCCCTTGACAAATACTTATCACATATAGAAACACCCGGTTCATCCTCAGTACAAGCCGCACCAAAAACTAAACTAGGAGTTAAAATACAAATAATAAAAAATATATATTTTCTCATAAAAAACCTTGTAAACTGTTTAAGGACTTATAGAATACCCAACTCCAATCCACACATTAGCCGCTCCGGTTTGTGAAAAAAATAACCCACCCTTCGTATTACATAAGGGTAAATCTGGGTCTAATATAACAGGGATACTCCCCGCAGCGTCAAAATCCAAAGTAAAAGCTGTTCTATCTCCGGTTTTCAGTACTACTGTTGTGGCTGCGTCAGAAGTTACTATTAGAGAATGTATATTAATTAAAGAATTAGCTTTCGTACCAGTAGGCTGAGCTATTATTAAAGCAGGTCCTAAAGAACTATATTCTTCTGAAACCCACTCAACATCCCCACCAACAGAACAGGAAACTGCCGGAAACTGGGTTGGTGTTAAGGTTGGAGTTAAGGTTGGAGTAGGGGTAGGAACACTATATTCGCACTCAGGCACATCTAAAGTATCCCACCATCTTGCAATACCAACCGAAAATCTAATCTCATCAATAAAACCCATTAATGCCCCTACATAAGGGAGTCCACCAAAAAAAACACCATCAGAAGAATAGTCATAGTCTATAAGTGCTTCCCCATCAAAAGACCCATTCACAAAGAGCCTTATTGCACGGTTTCCGTCTGCCCCGCCGTTTCCAATCAAGGCAATATGTGTCCACTCACCTGTGTTTATAACAATATTACCAGTAATAGCAATAGAACCATTTGGCGCAGTAACTATTATAACTCTAGGTTCCTGGTTCAAAATACCAAAAAGTAGTATATTAGAGAAGTCATTCATTGCTTCAGCACCAAAAACAGCAGCATCAGATGAAAACTCATATACATAAACCCAAAAATCATAGGTAAATGCTTTAGTACCTATTTGATATTGAGGTTTTCCTGATGTAGAAAAAAATATAGCACCATCTCCAACAAATAATATTGAAGAGTTTCCAAACTTATCAATAAGCTCACTGGTGGTTGTATTACCAAAATATCCTACCTCCGTTCCATTCTGAGAACTATCAATAAATGTAGTACCACCGGGTTCTCCCTCAGCATGGCTTAAAAATTGTACGTAATTATCGTTTCCGTCCTGACACGGGGTCGGGGTAGGAGTATTAACCTGACTAATACCTACTTGAGGAAAAATATATATAAATATTAAAAATAAACTAATTCTAGTATAAAAATTTTTCAATCTCATTCCTACTTTCCAATTAGACTAAATATTTAACTTTACCCTACCTACTCTTAAGATTTCTTACGTGATTATATTATTAATATAAAGGTCGTATTCTTTTTAAAATACGCCCCCCGTCACTATTTATGCCTTTTGGGTCAAGACTAAAAAGACCCTTACCACCCTTAACTAAGTTTAATTCAATAACAGAATTAATGTCGTAGCCTAAGCCTAATACATCAACATCCAAAGGAGTTAATTCTCCAAGATGGCACCATTTTGTTTTTAGTTTTCTTCTTGGTCTCTTAATATTAGTACTATTCATATTAGTATAAAGGCCGAACTACCCTACCATTTTCAATTATCTTATGGTCGCTAGTAAAAAAAGTTATTTTATAGGAAAAATCATGATAAGTATAATTAGCACTAGAAGTATATAAAGGAGAAACAGTAGTCTTAGGATAAAAGCACGACAGCCCATCCCAGGAAGAGTTGGTGGAAGAAATAGTAGGTATCGGGTAATTCATACAAACATCTGTGGAAGAAATAGTTACCGAAGAATCAATATAGGCATCTTCTAATTTATTAGCTTTCATAATATCCTCTAGCCTTTAAATTTATTTAAATACTCCCACTTAGCATCACCAATTCTTCTTATCTTTATATAAAAAGTCGGTTTAGGTTTATAATCAAGATATTCATTATGAAGAGAATTTAAATGTTTTTTACACATTTTTGTAGTCTTATTACAATCAGCAAAAAATTTTCTCCAAACTTCATATTCAGCAAAATTTATCCCTATTTTATTATACCCGACAGCTTCATTTGAACAAACAGTACACAGATTTTTATTATTTACAACCATACAACCCCCGAACAAAAAGTTTTGCCTATATAGTACGCTTACACCATAAATTGGTATAATTTAATCATGGGCGTACTATATAGGCTTTTCTCAAATATTTAATCTAGGATTATAGATGACCTTCTGGGTAGTCAACTGAATCCTTTTTTGTGGTATCTCCCTTCATTGCCGCCGCTAACATATCCAACTCAGAGGTTTCTCTCTTTCTCTTAATCATATCCTTACACTCATTGTAGGTAAGATCTTTGTTAAAAAAGAATAACATTAAATTATCTTTTAAAAATTGAGAAATTCTAGTAATAGGAACAATGTAGCACATATGGGTAATTGCATCCTGACCAAAAATACCCGTTACAGCAATTCTAGCTGGCATACCAACGAATTCCCAAGTGTCGGCTAAGAAAGTTGCACCACCCGAATTATGAACTAAAACTCCATCAGCAAAGAAAGCGTGTCTTTTATCAAGCTTAATATCATAAGTTTCATCTTCCCCGTCTTCTTCTACACTGGTAATTTTAACATAATTCAAATCGTCAGGGATAAGAGATTTTTCTCCATCTATACAGGAATTAGGACTTCTTGAATAACTTGGGTACGCTTGAAAAGACCAGCAATCAGTTTTTAACTCTCTACCATTAAGCGTTGTTGTTCTACTCCTACTAGAAACATTGCAAACTTGCATACCTAAATGCATACAAAGCATACGAAATTGATTAATTAAAGTCTCATTAGCCGCTTCAAACACCCAAGCACCAGAAGGATTTATATAACCATCTGCTTCACAGTACCCGCGTAAAAAGGCCATCTGATTTTCTGGAACAGTAGAAAAAACCCAATCAGGAATTGTTTTTGTCTTAGACAAACCATTAAATCCCCATTCCGTAAGTTTTTTAACTAACGCAACTGAACTAACCCTCAATGTTTCATAATTACCAACAACACTAACATTAACAGAAAATAAATCTTCCATTATTGACTTATACTTTTTCCCTAGGGTTTCATTGAAAGTATATAGTTGAACTTCTCCACCTTCACTTTTTCTATATCTCTTATACCCATCACCGACAAAAAATCCTAAGAATTCCATAAGTCTAGTAGGGTCTTCATCTTGGCCAATTTCCTTAGCGAAGTTAAATCCTTGAGTTTGCCTCTCATAAGGAATATGGCTAGACATAACAAATATACATTCGCCTTCAGTTAAATCCCCAGCTTCAACCCACTGAGGAATATTTCTTATCTTACCGGACCAATCATAAACCTTACTAATTTTTACTACCGGGTGATCTTTAGACAGCCTAATGGTCCTATTCCTAGTTTTGATTTTAAGAATCTTCTTTCTTCCAGATTTAATAACTTCCTCAACCTTAACTTCCCTGGACATTCCACTGTTTAGTTCCCCGTACCCAAGTACATAATCTCCAGCTTGTACATCTTTTATTTTCTTTATTGTACCATTAGACATAGAAACTAATGTATCCTGGGCCAAACAATTCCCATAAACCGCTGCGGAAGTTGCTAACCAATACTCTCTATTATCAATTAAAATTCCAAAACCACTTAAGTTTCCTGTAGTCATTAGTGGATCACTACCCAAAGCGGCACCAATAGTTATTACTGGGGCTGTATAATCCACCTTCTTTGAAACTTCCGGGTCATCTAATCCTTCGCAAGGCATCATACTAGCAACCCACTTATCGGTCCTGGGGTCAGCATCAAGTCGTAATAGAGCAATATCTTCATTCTTATCGTAACAAACTATCTCAGCTTGAACTTTTGTAGAACCAATCGCCCTATCTTCGTATTTATACACAAAGAATTCTACGTTCACCGGAGACATTACATCTTTTTGAACTTCCCTTTGCAATAATTGAGACCACTCCTTCTTGACGTTAATAGCACCCTCTACAACGTGATGGCAAGTAAGTACAAAGGTCCCGTTGTCTGAGGCATGTATCACTTGACCGGACCCACCGGCTTTTCCAGTAGATACTCGTACACACGGATACAACACCTTCTCCCGAAAATCCTTCACATTCTCAATCTTCATACATCCTCCTTTAACCAAACAGCCAATCTTAAAAATTTTCCTATGTTATTTTTGTATTTAGGAAAATTCTAAAACCTCAATCAATCCCCCATGAGGAAGGATTCAAAGTATTGAAACCTTTTATTTGTGTTTCTTTATTACCTTTTATTTGATAATAATTATCTTGATAAATACTGAACATACACAGGTCTATTGGGGTGACCTCGGAAGCATTTACGTCCGATAGTAACCCAGCTATTTCAAAAGCAGCTACAACCAACTCAGAGCAAAAAAATTTTGAGAAATTTTCCTTCTCCCCAAAAATCTTCCTCAATACACTTAGACTAATCGACCCCACCCCAGCTTCAAACGCTTGGTAAAAATCGTAAGGTTTTCTTTCTTGTTTCAAAAGAAAATCAAAAAACGACTTCCCGCAAAATCGTTCTCTAGCCTCATTTCTCAAAGGAAGCCACCAAACGTTTCCGTCATAATCAGACAATCGGTCACTCATTCTATTGACGACAACACCATTGAATCCATTCAAAGAAGTAGATTCAATTATGTGATTTAAAAAACCATCCTGAATGGCTTCTTCTAAAATTACTTTTGATTGAAGAATTGTACCTACATGAGAAACAGATGAACGTGTGGCTAACTTTACTACGTTTGATATAGTGTCATTACCCCCAAAAGCAATAACATCACCGGGTTGCATATACTTTCTGACTTCCCAATAATCATTAATACATAAAGACATATAATACCTAATAAAGCTAAATATTCTGTTTTATCAAGTATATTGCGGCTATGATAACTAAGCCATAACCTATAGCCCATAAAGTTATGTAAATAATCTCTGGGTCAATTGGTCTAATTAGGCACATTAAGAAGATTGATGATAAGGCAAGGGGTGAATCCTTGGTGTTTTCTTTCTAGTTTTTTTATCTTCGTCTTCTGGGTACAAATAGTGATAATCAAATCCATCAGTATTAAGATTACCAGTCATCTTCAACCCTTTGACGATGACCATAAAACCATCTCTTTCTTGTATATATGGGTAGCCCAACTTAACCTCTGAAAACACCAATTTTTATAGTATCCGGGGTTACTTTAGGTGTTATCCCGTCATCCATTTTTGGTAACTTTTCAATGACTTCTGGATTTGCTAACATAGCACCACCAATAATCACCCCAACCCAAATATCTTCCTGTAATGAGGGAAATACAGTTTCATCTATACAAGCAGAAGTGATTTCTTCTAGCAATCCTGGTACGCACCCACACTGTGAAGGTACGGATAAAGTAATCTTAACCATTTCTATACTCCTCTATTACTGCCAGATAATGCAGCTCTGGCCTTTCTTTTAGTAGTTGGTATAATATAATGACCACTCATAAATGAGGAAGGATTTCCTTCTCCTTTCATTCCTCTAAGAACTCTAATCTCTTCCTTATTTTTCTTATCCCAGCCAATATCTGAAATCCTACCCGGAGCCAGTTTGGTAGAGAATTTATCAACATCCCAGAATGTCTTAGGATACAAAACCAATTGACCTTTAGTAAACAGGCTCTCTAAAAGTTCTTCGTACGTAGTATTTATATTCATAACTTTACTTCCTGGTACGTCCTACTTTTTGGGATTCCGGTGGAATATCCTGGTCATGTTCAGAACACCAACTGCCACCATGCACAGGGTCACAAGAGCATATTTCCCCAGGTTTACACTTTCCACAACATCCAGCCTTTTGACTTCTAGCAAGAGTCACTAATTTATTAACAGCCTCATTAACGAGTTCTTCATCATCCAAGATAGAATTTATTAATTCATCAATATTAGTCATATTACCTATCCACCGTTAATCCAACAATTGGAGCCCTACCAGAACCACCTGTTCGACTTGCAAAGCTTTTCCACCTTCCCCCTTGATGTTCTGGGCTCCCTTCTGGATGCCAAGTAAACCCAGTAGAGGTTTGTGCAACATGCCCCTTAACTGTACGGGCTATCTTCTTAGCCTCTTCTCTATCGTTAGTACCCATATATGGATCAGCAGGATGTTTTGGTGTGGCACCGGGTTTATAAATAATGTAGGCACTGCCATGGTGTTCCCCGTCTGGCCCCCTTACCATCCCACCAGCAACATGAAGTGGTTTAGCTTCCGAAAGGTGGTCTTTTTTATATACCGTATCCAATATTTCACTGAAAGAGTTACCATCTATCAATTTATCAACTGCCTCTTTTATTAAAGATTTACTTATATTTTCCATAATTTATATTACCTTGCTGCTAACTGTCTAACGACTGCTAGGGAATTTAATGGTACCTGTGTGTTTAAAAAATAATCAACAAGTTTAACCACCAGGGTCTCATAATTTATTCCCAAGTATTCTATCAGGTCTCCTTTGACGATTTTTGCATCCAGTAAATTCAACTGCCGGTCATTTAAAACCACCAAGGCGTCGTGTTCTACCTCGATCCCGAAATTTTTTAGCAGCTTATCAGGAGGATGAAAAACAAAGAAGGCATTAACAGGAATTGGGATATCACTATAAGTCTTATGAACCTTCTCTCTATATAAAGGGTCAGGTCTAGATACTTCACGATCAAGTTTGTATAAAGAGACCCTTGGGAATAATTTTATAAACTGTTCATAATTGGTTCTTATGATAAACTCAAGGTCTCTCCTACCACCACCAAAAGGGACAGTAGCGATACCGGTTTGATCAGTTTCTTCTATTAAAGGAGGAGTAGGCATTTTATCGTTAGTCTATATATCTTGTATTAACTCTTATAGGAATTGACTTCCTTAACTTTTTGTACCCAAGGTCTGAAATAATGTCATTTGAATCAACTGGATTTCTTCCTTTATCTTTATCTAAACTCAAAGTAACATGATATTGACCACGATCAGGTCTTTTTAAGTTACTACCAACTTTAGCGACCAAGGCTTCAAGATCCTCCCCATTATCAACGTGGCCTATTATACGTGCTCCCTTTACCTTAGGTCTTTTATCCCCCTCACTAGCGGATATTTCATGAGTAATATGGTCAGCAAATACATCTTTATATTTTGGTTTGAAGGTTTTTAGTAATTTTTTCCTGTCTACAGGATGAATGTCAAATTGAATTCTCCCCTCAAGTAATGATAAAAAAGTTGTGTTAATATCCATTAAATTTTAATATTAGTTTTTTGGTACTTTAGAATCAATCCAAGAAGATAGATTTTTTGTGAATTCTTGATCATTTGATGGATTATTATTAAAAGAGTTATGCTCTATATGCACCCCCGGTTCAACATGTTTACCGTTAGCCCAAACAAGATGAAGTTTTTTAGGGTCAGATTTTTTAGAGACAAATATAGCCTTGGTATTATACGGATTACCGTGAGCCCCCCACTTTAACATTGCCTTAGCCATATGGTGATGTATATTACTATTACCATAAGCAGTAAATGTGTTACGAAAATAATTACCATCAAACTGGTGTACTGTGTGTTCTTCTTTGGACTTACCTGAGAGTTCCCACATTCTTTTCTTGATAAAATTTAGGTCTCGATAATCATTATTATAAATATGAGAACTAGGAGGAAGCCCACCTGAATACCCAGCCCATGCCCATTCAGGAGTTGATACAGATCCTCTAGGTCTATGGTGTTCACTTGGATAACTCTTTCTTTCGCTCCCACCACTAGAACTGCCCTTTTTCAATCTGTCCCAAGCAGCATTTACATCTTTTGTATCTTTTAATGATCCACCACGATCAGGATGAATTTTAAATACCAAAGATCTATAACTTTTACTTAACTCCTCCGGGCTTTTACCACGAGAATTTACCCCATGTTTATTAAATATATTATGAGCTTCATCATCTGAGAGTTCTTCAATAAGGTTTAAAAAAGTTGTGTTAATATTCATCTTCTAATAGTTCTCTTACAGTACTAGTAAACTTAGCCCCAGTAAATATAACTTTTTCCAACATCTGATCAGGAAGACTCATATCTAAATCAAAAGGCATAATATTACAATCTTTATAATATATTGTTATCTCATTAACTACTTTTGAGTCTTTTAAACCTGAGAATAATAATATACCTATATTCCTTTCCACTCTATTTTGAAAGTATAAAGACGACATAGGTAAATCTACAAAGGTACGAAATACTAATACTATGTCACTATTATCTTTTGAGTATAAAGAATGAAGACATAAATTTATGTGATCAGGTACATTTTTTATTGACCAATTAAATTTACGTGAAGGAATTAAACCATCCAAAGGTTCTATTTCATTAGTATTAGTGTTTTTCAACATAATTTTATAAATCCCTATAAAATGGGAATGGAGGAGTTCTTCTTAATAAGTCCTCTTCTAAATTTTGAAGCTCAACATTACCATCATTTACCATCTCACGACCATCAAGGGGCTGAGAGGTTTGCGCACCTGGTACTTGAAACTTACGTCTCGCGTGACCTACAGCTATCTTAGTTTGAGCTAATACGTGCCTCTTAATCCAATCGACATCATCATAAGGAACTGAGTCAATACCCCTTGGGAAAGCACTTGCGTAAGTCAATGGGAAAGATTCGTCAGGTTTTGGGTGAATATGTAAAGAGTTATTTAAGACTTCATAATCGAACTGTGAGCTAAGTATACGCTGTGCTTCTTGGAAATACATATAGTCGGTCCAGAGTTCACAATTTTTAACAAATACCCCACAGGCTAACTTGAAGTTATGGTATTTATCTACCGTTAAATCATAAACATTACTAATACCCGCATCTATAACACTAGTTACAGTTAGCCCGCCAACTAAAACTTCACCATTATTTATTTTACAAGCCTCTTTGTAACTCAATCCATTCGTAAGTAATTTATGATCAGGGGTGCATTTAAAAAATCTCCCATTTGATAGATTTATCTGAATTATACTCGCATCTTTATGTGTCTCCCTCAATGAATGACCGTTACCAATAATAACTTTTTTATCAACTATATCATAAGAAAATACACTAAATGACTTACCACCTATAGAATTGTATAAAGTAGATAAACTAATTTTCGTATTATCAACCATAAGTATCTCAGTATCACCTGATATACAAATGTCACGATACGGATACGAGTTCGACACGTAAATACCTGAATTTAAAGCGAAATTGTGGTACTTGTCTACAGAAAAATCCCAAACATCCTCATACCCAGCATCTTCAATACTAATAACTTTATGGTTATTAGCACACCTTTCACACGAGTCAAAGTCCTCAGTATGTCCCCACCGCTTATGCATTGCTTTTTTACTAACTATTCGCATTCCCTCTTTATAGTCAGGGTCACCCCAATTCTTATTTAATCTATCACGATTGGCCGCAATTTTTCTATCCCTGAACTCGGTATCATTCGCCCACTTATCCTTCATTTGTTTGCTGGTGTTTACACTTCTCTTTGAACGACTTTCTTTAGTTGTTGCAGCTTCCACCGCTCTCTTACGGTATTCTGGATCATTCCATTTCTGCTTCATCAAAGAGCTATGTCTTTTGCTAAATTCAGCCCGAAATTCTTCGTCTTTCCACTTATTCCTATTTCTTTCACTACTTAGTCTACAATTATTAACCCGAAATTCCGGGTCCTTCCAAAGCTCAGTTAGAATTTTAGACTGCTTTTCACGAAACTCTGTATTATCCCACAGTTTCTTCATTGTTTTTCTACTAATTTCCCCTTGTCTTTTTAAATACTCTGGGTCCTTCCACTTCTCCTTAATTGCCTCATTTACCAACTCTCGGAACTTTGGGTCCTTGTGCTGCTTAGCCATTCGTCTTCTGGCCTTCTCAACCATCTTGTCTCTAAATTCTTCGTTCTCCCAAAGTTTTCTCATTCTTTCGCTTGCTCTTTCAGAATGAGCAATACGAAAATCTTCACTCTTCCACAACTTAGTAAACTCACTATGTATGAATCGGTGTTCCTTATAAGTAACCCATTGAATATTTATAGGTCTATTGTCTTTATTATTAAAATTTATATGGTGTCTTATAGTATGTTTTCTATCGGGCAGCTCAATCCCACAATAAGAACACTTTCCATTATTAGTGCTCTCGGAAACCACTCTATGAGTAAACTGTTCCTCTGCACCGGCCCTAGAAAGCTCATATTCTGATTTAGAACTACCAACCTTTCTAGTTCTCCTATACAACGGCATTAAACTATCACCAGGCTTCAACTCCCCGGCTGGCTTATAACTTCCGTCCCTCATTAAAAACTTATGGCCCGGCGTACATCTAATAAATTTACCATTATCTAAAGTAACTTTTATTACCTTCTCTTTACAACCGGTTTGGTGTATTCCCCAAGCCCTACCGGGTTTTACGTTTCCATCTTTGTCACAAGAATATACCCAAAATTCCCTATCACCGTACTCATCATACAGTTCTCTTATTGATCTCTCTCTACCATCAAGTAAACTTATTAATGTATCATCAGTTAAACAATATTTATAACCAAAAATATCTAAACGGGGTCCACTTGATAATAACAATGGAGCTATAGGATCTAATCTAGGTATTAAAACTTTTACAATACCATACCCGATGGTATCTTTATTTAATAAATACTCTTGAACACCAGCATAAGCAGTAATACTATACCATCTAATTTTTGGTAGTAATCTTGAATAATAACTTAGAGTATGTTCTAGAAATGCTTTTAATTGAACATCAGTAACTTCAACTTCAACATGAGGATACCCAAGCATATATTTAACATATTTATAAATATATTCTTCATCAACTTTAATTGGATATTCAACTCTATCTAAATCTTCAGACATTACTACTCCTAACTATCCCTCATATGGTCTTCTATGCTTTGGTCTCCTTCGATAGCTTCCTTTTCCTTTTTCTGCCCGTAAAATTTCAGTAGGTTTTGGAATAGGTTTTCTAACACTTCCTAATGCATCCAAAGCACTCCCAACTTTTATAGTAGTAAATTTTTGTTTCTTACCCTCAAAAATTTCGTCGGTTGTTAAGTCACCAGAAATTAAAGATTTTATTAAAATTGATATTGGTTTTGTTGTTGTCCTCATAATATTACTCGCTACTACCCCAATCCATTGTAACTGGGGGTAAGTCATTTTTAAATCTCAATTCATTTATTTGTTTCAATAAAAAAGCATCATACTTCCAATGTTTTATATGCTGGTCTTTCTGTTCTGCTATAGCTTTTTCTTGTTGCTGTAACTCAATCAACTTAGAATTTGTATTCCAAGCAAACCCAAAGGCCCCAATAGCTAAGGCAGTTATTAAAGTAGCGGTTATACCTGCTAACCACTTAAATAAACTACTTTCCTCATCTTCATGGCCAATTGAACGATGTTTAAAGGGCATTTTTAATCCTATATAATTATCTCAAACTTTTTCTATCAATAGGTTTAATACTAGTATTAACAGTATCAAAATTACCAGACTCTTTACACCCCTTACAAAAATGCCCTATAAAACCACCATCAGCTCTTGAGGTTGCTGTAAAATCACCCGGTTTATTACACCCCTTAGACGCACATATCCCAAAATCTTTTTTAAAGTTATGATCAGAAGCAGACTCAAAAATACTATCTATATCTTCACCCTCAACTAATAAATCCACTATATTTTCTATCTCTTCCTTTGTTATTAGTTTTAACGGACTTCGTACAGGTTTCCCTGGTTTCCACCCCTTTTCTAATTGTTTTTTTAAATTAGCCCCTTCCACCTCTTTTACTGGGCCACCTGGAGTATGAAAAATAGTATAATTAGTTTTATTAAAATTACTGTCGCTTTCTTGATCTTCGAAATTTTTCTTTGCCATTATTATTTCCTAAAGCAAAAATGGGGTACCAAGTGTAACACCATAGTACCCCATTTAAGTTTTTTGTTAGGTTTTATTATACTCCAAAAACCCCTCGACCCGTACTAAAACCAAGGTCAGCCTCAGCATCACCGTGGGTCAAACGTGCTTGACCACTGGAACTAATAGTACCAGCAGCAACACCAGCCTTCGCCTCAAGTTGTGCTCCAGTTCCCATTTGTCCTGTTAGGTAGAACAGTGGGTTGACGGCTTTCTTGCCATACTGAGTCGCTAGACCCTTACGAGCAACGAAATCGTCCAGAACGATGGTTGGAGTTGAGTAAAGAGGAATATACGGGGCATAAATATAACCAGCCTCAAGGAATCTTTGTCCCTTGAATCCCATTAAGAAGTAATTATTAGTGTAAAAGGGGTCCTTAAAAATTTCCCACTTTCCATTTAAATTACCCGCTCTGTAAGCTCCCTTTACCATACCATTAGGTAGACCTGGGGTAGCAATAAAACCAGGGAGGGTCTCAACAATGGTTGCTACACTCTCACCACAAAGAAGCCACGTACCTGTTGCACGACCGGTCTTCTGGTGAATTACGTTACAACCAGTTTGTAGGCAGTCAACCATTGAAAGCTTTTGTTCTGCCAAAGACACCCCTTGTGGTAGGTCCTTATTCCAGAACACAGACCCAGCAGCCGCATGATTCTGTAAATCGTTGATGATTTCTCGGTCGATTTCAAAACGAATTTCAGAACCAATTACTGACGTCAACTCAACCTCTGCTTCTAAACCATGCAATGAACGCATGTTGTAGGCAGCCTCAAGCGACCACTTTGCCCGAAGTTTACGGGGTCTAGCGATAACCGGAGACGAGTTAAGCTGTAAGTCAACCTCTGGTACCAATGGGTTGGCTTCCATATCATATGTCCAAGTTCCAGCAACTACACTACCACTATCAGGAGCACCGGAAAAACTGAAATTTAATGCGCCGGTAGAATAGTTAATAGTATTGGTTCCTGAACCAGTATTGCCAACTAAATTTCCTTGACCATCATCAGTAAGAGTTTGAACTCCATCAGTAATACTTAAAGAACCGGGAACGATTGGAGTAAATAATAGAGATTGGTTTGTCCAACTAACAGTAGAACCATCACCAGTTACCAAAGGTTCCGAATCAACTTGGGGAGAAGTATAAGAAAGTTGATTTGGACCACGGGTTACTGAAGACATCATGGTATCACCACGACGAACTGATCCCTTATTCGTTGCAAACACGAAATCCATGTAGAAAACCAAACTTGCCGGTCCTAACATAGGCTGAACCGAAACTAAAGAGTTAGCAATCAATTCAGGAAAGATTGCCCTTACAAGCGGGAATGCGTATTTTTGGAAATCGCCGATATTAACCGCTCTAGTAGCTTCATCCATGTTATTCATATAACGAGATAGGTTTTCAAGCATGACAGCTAAGCCATACTTAGAAACATTATCCATGGAGCCAACATTACATATATTACTCCATTTGCTTTCTGATAGGACTTTTCCAACACTTAAAAAGTTATCTTGGAGCCCTGTCATTTCTTCTTGAAGTGAATTACCTGAAATCATAATTTAAATAAACCTCCTATGATTTTAAGTTATCCGTTTAGTAACCTATTCATAAGCCCCTCAGCAAACTTTGTTTGATAAGTGGCCTCATCCAGTTCATCATTTTCATCTGGACCTTCAATTGGTTTTTCAGATAGGGTTTGTTCGGTTACCGATTCTGGTTTCGGGAGGGCTCCATTCGTCAATACCTTACCTTTACCAACTGGCGCTTCTTTTGTTAGTCCCTCGCTAAGAACACTATAAACAGTAGCAAACTTTTCATTAGCTTCCTTAGCGGTTGTTGCTTCTAATATAATTGGCTTGATCTTTCCTCTAACACTTTCAGGAAGACCCGAATTAGCTAGCATATTATCAACATGAGATACTAATCGGTCACGTCGAATTCTAGCAATGGTTTCACCCAATAGCTTCTCAGCGGCATTGGATCTATTTTCATAAACCATTAGTCTTTGAACTCTACCAACTAGCTCATCAATTATCTTTTTTGATACTTCAAACTTTTCAGAAAGAGTATGCCCTTCTTCGTCTTCTTCTTCACTTAATTCTTGCTCAATGTGATCTTTGTAGGCTTCGTTCTTAATCTGAAGCTCTTTCACCTGAGATAATAGTTCTTTACCAATACTTTCGGCTCTAGCATATCTATTATTTACAGCTTCTAGTTCATCCTGTAAGCCGTCAATAGTAGAAACGGCTTCAGCAATTCTTCTTTCATATTCATCACGAACACGTTGAACCTCTGAAGCAGCCAACTCCCTAGCTAGGGATTGGATATCGTGCTCCTTAGTCTCGCTCATTCTATTTACCTCCAATTTATCTTTAACCCAGGAACCGTAATTTTTGGGCACCTGAACAGAGGTATTCCCATAATTGGAAATACGAACATCTATTGATTCAATTAAACTACTAGCATTAGAAACAAATTTAGTACTACCTTTATAAGTTTCTAACATATCTGAAACTACATTTTTATATCCCTGTAACTCATTAACTGAACAATTTTCAGAAAGTAGGTTACCAACAGCAGAAATTATAACGTCATCCATCCCAGCGTTCATTGTGGAACCGCCATTAATTGACGAAACTGGAAGAGTATGAGCCCCGGTAGCACTAGCATATAAAACGTGGTCAACTGAGTCAAAACTATATCCATCTTCAACTACGTTTACTAATCTTCCATTCATAGTTGATTCTGTACATTTACCACTACCACGGCTACTGGCTTCTACCTTTACCCCATCATTTACTAATGATTTTAAAACATTGCCATAAGGGGTGCTTAAAACTACCTCGGTCCCTCTTAAATGCACATGCGGGCCATGACCAGACTCACATACTGGGCAACGTTTATCCTCTTTAGTATCAAGAACAAAGTTTAACCACTTGTGACTGGCTCTTTCTAACTGAGGGCCTACTTCAGGTTTAGGATGCCCAAGTTCCCCAAGACACCTTCCCTCTTTAAGCATAGTTTTTAGCTTCGGGCTTTCCAACGCATTACGTAATACAGACTCACTATAGTACCTGTTATTTTCGTTTACGTAATTTCCAAGCCCAACAATACCTTCCATTTTTAAAGGCTTATTAGGCCCAGACTCTAAAATATTAGGGATGAACCCACTAAAATCTTCAGTTAATATTAAATTATCCATAATAGACTCATTTATAGAGCTTCAACACCACTACATTGAACATCAAGTCTCATTGGGTCATCTTTTGATGGGCCATTACCAAATAAAAGGACTATTGATGCTCTAGAACCACTAACAGCTACAACTTGACCTAGACCAATCGTAGTATCTACGATATCACCAGATTTTAGTGGGTTTGAGGCAGAGATAGGGGATGCAACCCCGTTTGAGTCTAGTCTCGCTTTAAAACTTGAACTATTCCATAAAGAACCTGAATTCCCTTGTTTAGGAATTTGATTCTTTTTTAATGCTCCGGGCATTGTATTACTCCTTAAAGGTCACAGGCGACACCAAGCAACCGTTGAATAGCTGAATTATTCGTTTCACAGCCAAAGTGATTTACAACAGCACCCCACATTTCATGGTACTGTTCTGATAGCCACTTTGGAGGGTTACTTGCCAGGTCTTCAACAGAATTTTCTGCCTCGTCAAACTGTCCCCAAACCAAATAATTAGCTAGAGACTTTATACCCTCTTCATCCACACTAGAAGCATGGGTGATAAAAAATGCAGCGTCTTGTAGATCCTCAATATTCATTGTAGATCCTTCAACTATGTCTTCCTCACAAACGGTGTGAAACCCACAATCGAAGCAATGGATAGTTTCGTTTTCCTCATTTTGTCCAATCATTCCACCGCACATCTGGCATAAGGGGTGATCATATTCAGGCATAGGCCCACCGGGTTCCACCGGCTCGGGTTGTTCGGGTTTGGCCTTCATCTCATCATTACTCATACCTTCGTTGAATGATTCGCCGCAACGAAAACAATTATCTTGAGAACCCTCGTTAACTGCATCACAATAAGGGCATGTGATTGACTCACCAGCAACTAAATTCTTAGTATCTATGTTTGCAGGTGTTCCTGTGGCAGTTTGGTTATCATTATTAGTCATAACTTCTCCACATTTAGGACATTTTGGGTAATCAAAAGTTTTTCCATCAGCAGGACTTAACGCAGCCCCACACCTGGGGCAAACCAAAGGTGCTTGAGGCTGCGTATCGTTAGATTGATGGGGGTCCTTTTGAATGGGCATTATTTACCCTAAACTACCTCAAGATTACTGTCCGTTGTTACTGATATCATAAATGGTGTCTACATCGACAATGCTAGAAGCTCCGGTTGACTCGGCACCACAACGAATTCTGACAGCGCTCTTTCCTGAACCGGAAGGCATTGCCAGCATTTTACGAGCAAACGGGGGTAGAACAGCAGAAGCTACACCGGGGGCAGACTCAAAGTGCCTACCCTTATCCTTAGAGACTTCTACCAAAACACCAGCTTCAGTATCACCAAGATTGGTTAGAACCACAAACTCTGGGGCATCTCGGGTCATTAGGCCAAGGACCTCAAAGTTTCTTTGGAAACCACTACCATCAACAGCGTCAGCAGTTGCAGTATCAACAAGCGTGTCACCATTGATAGTAAGGGTCAAACTTGCACTGGTCGTAAAAGTAGCAGTAACCGTACCCGTATTATAATCAACTGTGCCAGTAGAAAAAGCAGCTACGTTACCTGATGTTGCCAAAGTTCCGGCTCCATCATCGGTAGCCACAACCGTAGAACCACCACTGATCAAACTAACACTACCCGGTCTATAAGGAGCTTCATCAATTTTAACTACAACTCTCTCACCATTAGCATGATCGTTTACTACATTACCAACAACATAAATAGTGGTAGCAGAAGAACTAATAGAACTAATAGTTAGCTCCTCTTGTAAAGCCGTTCCATATCCAACGTAGATAGTGTCTGCGGCAGCAAACGGGTTCACATCACCAACAAGAGTGTTATCAGCTACTACTATTGAAGTCGCTCCAGCAGAAACCCCACCAGAACTAGAAATAAAAGAGTCCCCGTGATTATACGTTAAAGCCGAAGTTGTGATACCATTTAAGGCTACCCCAGTGAAAGCACTACATTTTGGAGCGGATAATTGTCTTCGTCCACTTGATTGCATTATATCTTAACCTCCATCAATTTAAACTAAAACCTATGCATTAATGAACTATGCAAAGTTATTAAACTATTTCTAATTGTTATTATTTGATTTTTTAAATTTACTATATTACCATCTTCTGAATTGGTAGATATAGCCAAAGCACCCTCAATACTATAAATAGCATCTGCAATTTTATCTTTTATAGATGACAATTCATTTACTCCATAAAGAGAAACTAAGGGGTGCTCAAAAGCAGTGGTGTCAGGGTAAATCGCCACCTTACGCCAGGTTTGGTTTGTCTATCATAGATGCTGGACCTGGGGGGACCTGATCTGTTCTTACAGCTAGTAATCCCCGTAAAATGCTACTCCATAACTCGTAAGATCCACCAGCATCAATCTTAGACGTACTATCATATTGGTCTCTGTTTCTTTGCGCCATTTGAATAAGCTCACTCATACCTTCTTTATTAGCCTTTCTCAAACTGGTCGCAATAACATCAATCCAATTAGGACCTATATTAGGCACAGCACCGGCACATTGGCCAGCGATTCGAGCGAATTCACGAACTTTTACATTTTCATCCGTAAAGTCATCTTTTCTATCTTGGCCTAACTGAGCCTCAATAATTTCCATAGGATGAAGCCCATTCTCTGTAGCTTCAACCAACTCTTCAAAAGTTACATCTTTATTTCTCATATCTTTCCTCTTTAGTAGTCTTGGCCATAAGATATTGTTGGTCACATACTATATGACTGTGTTTAAGGAGAAATTTTTAAAATTTTGTTTATAGTCAATTATTTAAGACCACCTATCTTTATTAATTCACCAGGATTTTGGTATTTCTCCCCACCCATTTTTCCTAGCATTTTAATCATTTTGTCGTGATGATCAGATGTTTTTGCTACTTTATTAGGATCGTATTCTCCTACATTATATTGACTCTTAAACTTTTGCGACCACTTATTAGCTCGATCCTGAATCATATTTAACCAACCCTTATCCTTATATTTCGGCTCGCCCTCTTTTTTAGTAAAAGGTGTTTTTCTCTTTGGGTAATTTATATCTTTTGTATTACGATCCCAACACTTTATACATCCAGGACTACCGTCTTTTGGTATACACATACCATCCTGTTTACCCGCTGGGCAAGTATGACCGGAGAAATGCTCATCATCCGTAACACTAGCAAAAGATATCCCAGGTATATGAGAATATTTTTTGTATAAAGATGTGGCCCTTTCATCCACGGAAGGGTGGGAAACCCTTATAACCATATTTTCAGGTACTAACTCATGATCCTTCTTACCTAACCTTTTTCCAGCCTCAAGCCATTTATCAAGATGTTTATATTCCTTTGTTGGTAGCCAGTGCTTAACATCGTGGTCCTTAGTCATTCTAGCTACCTCAGCTATCTTTTCTAAGTGTTCAGGGGATTGTAAGTCACCAGAATCATGCCACCTAAATAATACGTGTGGTTTTACTTCTTTCCCACGATAGTTTATCTTCCTAGCATGGTAAGCTATTTGTGTTGCCATTGCAGGAGCCCAATGTGGATGACTTATGGAATCTATTCTCTTAGTAGTATTAGTTGCTGTATTAGGAAATAAGTATCTTCCTGCCCTGGCATAGCAATTATGGCAGACATTTTTCGCTATTTTATGTAAAACAGACCCAACATGGCATCTCCACGCCGGTAATGAGTAACCATAGCCAGGCATCTTTCCTGGGTTAGACAATCCTCCGGTTATAGCATGTGCCTGACCGTAAGTAAGGCCAAACGAGCCGACTTGATGTAATTCTTTTTTACTGGCTGGATGAGTAGCTCTGCCCTCTTCTATACCGGGTTCTATTCCTGGATGTAAGTATTTCTCATACACCTCTTCAGGTAACCCATCAGGAAGATAAATATGAGCGGTACATTCTAAAACATTATTAAAATCTGCCTCTTCTAATATAGAATCTAATAAATAATTTATATCTTCTCCATTAATAAAATTTTCTATTAAACTGCTAGTATTCATATATTTACTTACCAATATTACTTTGAGGAGGTGTTATAGAGAACATCCTACTTGTGTCTGTATTTGGTTGTATTGGACCACTATTTTTATCGCCCGTCCCCTTCAAATGCGAGGGTTGACTACCGAGTTTTTTCGGTTTATTAGAAGGAGAAAATATTTCATTCATGATATCTTCAATAGAGTCTCCTTCTATTAGTCTATCAACAGCATATCCCGTACTATTTAGGCTTTCCTTAACTGGTTCTAATTCCTTATGAGTATGCACACTCCTTAGATCTCTGCCACCATTCCCCCAATTAACTATTACTGTCGGAGGATGATCCTTACCACCATAAAATCCAACTACCTTCCCTACACCAGAATGGCCAGCGGGTACATGAGACTTCTTCGTCCCCCCACTCATAGTGGGTAAATCCATTGGAACTCGTCTTACCTTAGCCCCAACCTCAAACTTTTCATTAGGATCTTTGTCTAGTTCTTGTGGTAACGAGTAACCGGTTGTTGGTGGGCACGGTGGTCTTTTAGGTGCGGGCATTCTTATCTCCTTACATTAACCGAAATAAATACTTTTCCTTTTGGGTGTAAATTATCTAAGCTTTCTAACAAAATTTTATAACCGTCAAATTTATTTATGGAATCTAAAACATTATGAATATGAATGAAAGGGATTTTACCAAAAGTAGATTCGGAAAACCCCCTCCATGCACCGAGGAATTTAGTAGTCTTTAGGTCTCCTGATAAGTTCACTGAATTATAAACTTCCCCACTATTTAAAAGTTCAAAGTTTTCATTAAGTAATTTAATTCCCCTATGTGTATTTAATAAATGCTTAATAGATTTAGGGTATTCCTCTTTAATTAATTTAATTGAACTATCTTCTTGTTTATTCCAAATAACCTCTTTATTCCAAAAATCCCTTTTTAATATCTCTTCAAGTTCTCTCTTCTCTAATACCCACATCTTATACCCAACACCACGAAAACAGGGGTTAACACCTAAATGTACATAATAGTGTGGGGGTCTTTTGTCTTCTACTCTAATGGTCCTATCTATTACTGATTCTACTGATTCCCCGTTTAAAACAGATTCTATTATAGCGTCTAAATCAAACATATATTACTTAAAAACAAATAAATGAAATAGTTTAGTTAAAACTATAGCAGCAATAACTCCGATTACCGAAGAAGTGCCACACAAGGCAGCCATCACTACCCACTTACCACGAATTCCTTCTAATTTCTCTTGGTGTTTCTCTGTTTTTTCAAGTCTAGCTTCTTCAATTCTCTGATTAGTTAAATCCTTTAAGTGAACTTTACAGTTTTCTCTAATACTTTCTATCCCATTTCTAAGGTCATCAGAAATATGTTCTAAGGTCACCGTTCTACCCGTTAACCCAGAAGTTCCGTTGCCTTCTCCTCTAACTATCCTAACTAGGTCATCTATATCTTTACGTAGACCTGAAACATCATGTTGAAGAACGCCAACATTACGTTCAAGCTCACCAAGTATAGTTGAGGAGTCTCTAACTTCTCCAATTAGCCTCTCAACAAGGGCATTACCGATAGCCATGTTCCTTAATAACTGTTCGGCATAGTCTTCGTTTGGCATTTACAACCCTATTTATCTATGCAATTCTACCGTAACCAAGAACTGCATAGGCTACTTTTTCTTTTAAATCTATATTTACTAATTTAAAATTAGCTACACAAGTTGCTGCTCTCTCGACTAATTCTTCATCTTTAACATATTTTAATAGGCACCTACGAAAAAGCTCATAATCCTCAAACTCATGCATAATATTAGGATATATCCATATTGAATAAGAATATAAATTATCCATTTGTATTTGAATAATTCCATATTCTCTTGGCCTTATTTCTCTTTCTTTAGCTGCTTGTGGATCGCGCTGGTATAAAAGAGGGTCTATTATCACACCATGAGAGTCTTCATGGTCAAATACGATATCCTCTTCATTTAGGATTACCTGACTAGGCCAATCAAACATTAATGTTTCCTAACCTTTTCCCTTCTAACAACCGGGTCACGAAGATACTTACTTCTAAACTTAGCACCACCTGTCTTAGCGTCTATACCAACTCTTTTAGCTCTAACCTGGTGTAGTTCAAATCCACCACGTTGGTTTCGTCCCATAACTGGTAAGGATAGTCCAACCCCATCTTCTGTATTAACTCCACCACTTTTCCTGTCAAGTGGGGTAGTCACATAAATACTTCTAGCTGTATTCTTATAAGGATGTTCTTTAACCTCGTTACGATCAATATTATGCTTCTCAAAAAATGCAGGGCTAAACTTTTGGGCTATTTCGTGCCTTAAAAAAGTAGTATGCTTAACTAAAGCCTTAACTTCTTGATGGGTTAAACTATGTTCAGCTTCTGGGTCTAAATGAAATTTTTCAAGCCCGGTATATAAAAGTCTATGGGTGTCAAAAGTAGGTGTTTTAATAATATTATCTTTAACAACACCATGATGTTTAAGAAAACTATCAAAACTATGGATATGATTTTGTCTATACTTTTCTTCTTCCTCTGGGCCTTTTGCTTTAGCTTGATTATACCTAAAAGGGTTTCCACCATGCCTAAAAAAAGTTAGCCTATTACCTGTTTGAAGGCCAAATTTCCCATCCTTCTCTTGATATTCTACTTCTTCATCAAGTAAAAAAACTAAATCATACCCTTCTATTAAATTATCTACAATTCTTTTTATATCATCATAAAACATTTATGTCATCCTTACCTAGTAAGTCTTCTAATGAAATTTCTACCCTACTTATAGGAGTCATAACTGAATCTATAGCAGTACTTAAATCATCACCATCTAAGACTCGATCAATAATTCTCACTGCAATAACTTCATTTATTTCAGTGTTACGAATCTTCATAAAACTTAATAAATTTAAATAATTATAAATTACTTAGAAGGAAAATGGCCAACAACAGGGAAAGAGAGAGAATCAGAGAGCTTTCTAGCTTCCTTTACTACTTCATTAAACCTCTCTACAGCCACCCCAGCCTTTTTTAGGCTATATTGGCTCGCATTTGAGGAATAAGCGGATAGGTACATCTGAGCGTCTACAGCCCTCTCAAGCATCCCAACAAACACTCTCTTTTCCTCCATGCTTGAAACAGACTTCATAGCAAGAAGAATTTTTGGTATAGCCTTTCCTATTTCAACCGCAGCTTGTTGAAAATCCATTGACTCACTAGGCCCATCTGGATCAATATTTTTTGGTGTTTTTTTATTATCAATAGGTGTTTTTTCAATAAATTTAGTTACAGAACCACCCGCTATTGCTACCTCTATTAAATCATCAGCATCAAAAATGTATGGCATACCGACTCCTAATTTTATCTAGCTGGGTACTAAATGATTGTGTGGGTGCAACAAACTCAAACAACTAAAGGAGGACATCAAACTAAATAATCACCTAGCACCCAGCTATACTTATCTGAACTTCAGACTAAAAAACTCAATAATATTAGATTTTTAAACAAAAAAAGGGGGTATGCCAACCAAGGCACACCCCCGAAATGAAAATAGAGTATAATCTATATTCTACGATAGCTTATTAATAATAGACAACGCCCCATTATTATTAGCCTTAAGACTTACGGAACCCCAAAAAAACTCTTCTACTACTTTTTCAGCAATCCCTTTATCTAAATAGGCAGGAAGTAAATATTCTTCGAATTCTTCTCTTTCCCATATCTTATTTCTTTTATCAGTAACTAGAACCCTCAAAAGTGGCCCCCCAATCTCTTTTGATATTATTCTAACCGGGGCAATAGGAACGTCTAGGCCGAACTCAACCCCATCCCTAGTAAGAACATAAATGGGAAACTCACATTCACCAACCGGTTTCCCGGTAAGAGCCAGAATTAACCCATCATCGTACGACCAAAAATACTTATTATTTGCATTGTCAACAACTTTAAAATCTAATTCACTAAAGTCGTGCTCCTTACCTGCCTCAATTAGAAGCACCAGGTCACCCTTCTTACCAACATAAGCCTCAAGAATCTTTTTCATGTTTTCCCTTTCCACTTACTCATCCAGTGCCACACATAATAGCATGTTCAAATACCCGTGTCAACACTTTCCTGCAAAAAACTCCTAAGTACGTACTCTTTGTTATCCGAAAATTTGGGGGTCTCAAAATCTGGCCTCCAACCATTACCCTCTTTAATAACAGCTATTCCGTTTTTCCACTTAGTGGGTAAATTCGCCCAATTAACTCCTTTTTCCGAAAAAAGCTTTTCATGTAACCCAGGGCCTTTAATACCATTAAGTTCGTTGTGAGAAAAATAACTTCTCGCCACCATTTGCAAAGAATTTCTTATCCAATCTTGCTGGCGGCAAATAAAATAATTAACTATTTCGTTCTCAGGAATAGAAAATACCCTAGAGTCAAAAGTTGCTGTAGCCAATGGAAAAATACTAGAATTTAAATAAGTATTAAAACACTTATTAAAACTAACTGATGCTATACTAGAAGATACACTAGCTATTTTTTGAACCTTCCCACCAAACCAATGTTCTGTATCAAAAGAAGTTAAATCATGTGCTACTATAGAAATCTCATCGCTCTGTACATACCCAAAGAATGCTCCTTGTATTTCTGAGCATAATGTTGATGCAGCATAAACCATACTTTCAGACAACTTAGTATCAAAAGGCTTCTCACACCCATACTTTCTAGTAAAAGTATGGAAAGCTCTTCCGTCTACTCGAATAATAATAGGCATATTAGGAGTACAGTAACTCCCCACACACCTTTCGTACTTCTTCATTCGCTCAAACAGATTCATGCGAATTACCTTTTTTCTTCCGGTATAAAATTAGGGTTATTTGGTCTTCTCGACATAATATCTTTTATGCTATCAAAAGAAACAGGATAAAAATCATTATTATCAACCCCTACATCCCATTGTTTTCCCACTGGCTCCAACCTACCGTGGGTATGCCCATACAACTGAATACTATTAAAATGAGAACGTGGCCACACTCTCATAGCATAATGGCAAGCTACAACATAAATATCATCCATATTCTTTTTCCATATTGAAGGCTTTCCCCAATTTTCCGCTCCAGCATTAGTAAACCATGAGTCATGGTCACCAACCAAAAAAAAGTGGTTCCCATTCAACTTACTTATATATTTTTCCTTAGCCTCCCTGTAAGTTTTACACCAACAAAAATCCCCGACATTAATAACAGTATCATCGTTATTAACTACCGAATTATGCCTTTTTATAATTTCATCATCCATTTCTTCAACAGTATTAAAAGGTCTATTACAATATCTAATAATATTGTTATGACCGTAATGTTGGTCAGCAGTAAAAAAATACATAATAACCTCTAATTGTCAAACCAAGGTAATTTTTTGTTACTTCCCCAGTTCTTTCTATCACAGCAACAACCGCCGTGGGTAGGACATTTCAAATAATACCTATCCAAATTATAACAAACTGGACAAACGTAAACAATATTGTTACATCCTAATATTGAACACACTATCCCGTTAAACATTGTTGGTGGAGTGGAAGAAAATAAAACCTCCGGGGAATAAAAATTATCATAGCTTTCAGACATCATTTAGCCTTTGTTTTAGTAACCTTTATTTGAGGTTTACCTTTTATACTCGGTAACTCATCAGAAGCATTACTTGAGTACCCATCTTTAAACCACCCGCTACCCTTTAAAATAAAGGTGGATACTGACATTATTTTATTTACTCTCCCTTTACAAACTGAACATTTAGAAATAGGGGGGTCTGTTATCTTTTGTTCTATTTCAAAAACACCACAATTCTTACACTCATACTCATATATGGGCATACAAACTCCTCTTATTGGCAGGGAGTCCAATCTCCAGTTACGTCCCCAATAAGTATACCTTTAAAATTTTGATTATTTATAGGATCATATACAAGGTCAGAATACATTATAGAACCCATAACACAAACACCACTAGTTATATTAGGGTTTGTAATTGTTTGCCCATGTACTTGTTGTGGGGTAGGAACAAATAGCCAATCAGAATTACACAAGATCCCAGCAGGAAACCTAGAAATCTTACCTGTTAAAAACTGTAAAATCTTAGAGGAGTCAGCGGAAGAACATACTCCGTCACCGTTTGTGTCACAAGCCAACAGTTGTTCTTCCGAAAACTGTCTTTTACCAACAAGGTACTGTAGTATCCAAGAAGCATCCAAAGCTGTTATGCCATTACAAAAATCCCCGGTCTTAGAAGGAGTAATTTTACCCTGACTAATTATGTCAATACTATAATACCCATAGGCGTCAGTTTTTGTACTATTAAGACTAGAAGAAACCAAAACCAATAAAATTATAGAACTTATCATAAATCAACTTCAGACCTTTTTGCTTTTACTACAGCAGCATTCAATGCGCTCATGGCTCTTGATGTACTAACTCTATCTCCACGAGCATCTAACAAAGCAACAGCAGCTAATAAAACTTCCTCAAGGACTTTATTTTTCTCCTTTAGTCCCTGCAATTCAAGGCAAACCCCCTCAGCAAACGACTTATAATATTCACCTACCATACTTATCAACACTCTTGGTAGAAAAAAATTTACTAAAAATAAGGGCTTTTAATTCTTCTTTGTTTGGTAAATTAAGAAGACCATCATTATCTATGTCCACTAATATTTTTCTAGTGGCTACCTCGATAATACTGGTTAAATCCTCAGCATAGATTCTATACCCACGATTTACGAATTTTATTGTTCTTTCCAGCAAACCCGGTAAGTCAAAATACTCTACTCTTAATCTCCTCTCTTTGATATCCTCGTAAAAATTACCACCTATAACACTTAAAAAACCCTTTTTACTGTCATACCATATTGACGCTTTGCATATGGAAAAATCAAAGGTCTCCATAACACGTATAGGACTACCTGCGTTACATGTAATTAATTGAATATACTTAAACTCTTTTGGGGCATACTCATCTTTTATAGTAAAATTAATAGCGTTTACTGTATGCCTAGTTTCTAACTTTTTAAGGTAAATAGATTTTAACTTGTTTCCTATTAAATCAATAGTATACCTTCTATCTAAAATATCGAACAGAAATAAATCTATATCGTTTGGTTCCACCCCACATAGCACGTCCCTAATATAGCCACCTGATAAAAATACCGGGGCTTCTCTAATTATATCTAAAATCATAGAAGACGAAAAAGAAGATAAAACTTTATTTAAATCTTTATCAGTTAAGCTGAACATATTAGTTACCAACTTTTTCTAGTATACTTGTGTTAACCTCGTCTAGTCCTCTTTTTAATTCCCTTTCTAATAGTACCGCACACCTAAAAGGTTCTGTTCCTTCAAGCAGTATAGAAGAAATCACCCAGTTTGCTGCCGCCCTCATCAAAGGACTAAAAAACTTAGAATTTAAAGCTTCTTTAATATCTTCATTTTCTGTACTAATTTCAACAGAAAAACTACTATCATCTACTAGCTTTTTCATATTAATATTGATTTCTACACTTATCCTTAACGCTGGCAAAGTAAGAATCCCAAATTTTACCTCTAACTTCTCTTGTCAACGAAGCAGCTTTTAGTGCCCTTGCAAGAGCAACTCTCCTTCCAAGCCCCTTATCATACTCGTCTACAGTGTGGCACTGACTGCACCCAATTCCTATCGTATACCAATCAATGTCAATTTTAGTTTGAATAACACAAATAATTCTCTTATTTTTATAGTGACTTTTTATTGCCGGGTAAACAAACTTAAACCGAATAGACTGCCCTTTTTCGTCAATAACCTTAAACATGATATTACCTCCTCAAATCACGAATACTAAATTTTTGAATCCCCTTGTCAGTAGTATAATAAACAGTTTTTATACCCGATTCGATTAAAACATCCTGACACCTCAAACAAGGCTTACTCATAGCCAAGCTTCCATCCTTATGCTCACGATAAACATACATAGTAGCACCAACTAAATGCCTCCTATCAACACCAATAATACAATCAACCTCAGCATGTAAACCTGGAAACTGAGAACGAGATATAGGGTGTGTCTTACTAACCCTATTAAACCCAACCCCAACAATACTCTTACCGCTTACAACAACAGCCCCCATTTGGACATTGCATAGGGATTTCTTAGAAACCGTCCTAGCAAGAGCCATCCTTCGATCTATTGTGTTTTTATTTGCCATAATGACGTAAGTTCTTATAATCTAATAGGAATTAATACTATTAATAGTAAAAAACCTAACACGGTGCGTCATTTAAGTCTATAGTTTAAGAGGACTAATAAAATGAAAAGAATATATAAAAAAATATATGGAGTTTCGAATATACCAGGTATAGCAGCTATATTTTCACTTATGGTCCTTTACCTTATGGTAATGACCGCTATTTTAAAACATTCCCTGCAATAACTAGAACCCAACAGATCCCATCCTATTTCTTACCCCGTCCGCTCCATCAAGGATAGAGTACAATTCTGCAATCGGTATCTTTCTATCCTCTATCTTAGCAGAACACCCGTGCTTTGTCAACCATTCTTCCCCCTCTTTTTTTGTGGCGGGGTTAAATTTTACAATAGACAAGCATCTACCGGGCCTGGACACGGCGGTGTTAATAACTTCCAAAGTAACATTAGTAGTTAATAAAAGTATACAATTACTTCCTTCTCCAATAAACCCATCACTCATATTTAATAATCTAGATAATTTCTGACCAGCCTGTAATTTTGCGTCGGTTGATAGATATTCATCTACGTCTTCCATGATTATTAGTCTAACCTTATCATCACTTTTACTGCTTTTTTCTGATGACATTATCCATTCCCCGTCTTCGTCAAAATACTTGTCAGAAAAAAGCACTGATTTTATATACGCAGGGCGATCTAAGAAATTTTCCGGGTCTACAATATAAGAAGATTTACACCAACCCCAAGAATCTATTAAGGCTCTTATAGCATAAGTTTTACCCGTCCCTGGTGGGCCATGAAACAACACTATTCTTCCACTTCCTAATGGTGGGACAGTAGTCATAAGTCTATTTAAAGAAGAATAAGTCTCTCCCCAATAATTATTACTCATATCCTCCCACTTGTATCTTTTTAAACCTTTCCTAATAGAAGATCCTCCCCCACCAGAAGATGCCATCCAAAAAGACATATCGGTTTCATCAGTTTGTTTAACAAAGGGGAAATAGTTCTTTACAGTTAAAATAAAATTATTTATAACCTCCTGACTTTCACCGAAAATTCGACAATCAATTTTTTTGTCTTCCTTATCGAATCTTACTATGCCTATAATCATTTCTTTACTTAATAAAACGGTCTCCCCCTCGTCATCAAAATGGTAAAGTTCTAAATTTACCCCATTAATTTTATTATCAGAAAGGAAAGAATTTAAATTTGGAAAATCAACTGATGTCCCCCACACATCATAAACTGAATACTTATATGAACAAGTCACAGCTATTTTAGCGGCTATTCCCCAAAAATACTCTTGGTTCTTAATTTCATACCCAGAAGTAGAAATTGAAAAGTCGCTTGATTCTACAGAGAATAAATTTTTAATATACGTGGAGCAGTCTAAATTTGGCATAATAAACTATACCGCCCTTTTTTTCACTAAATCCCTAAACTTTTCAACATCAAAAAGTTTTCCTGGGCACGATTTATGGCTATTAAAATCTCTATGCCCCAAAATATATTCAGGTTTTATCTTATATAATCTACATAGCCAAGACACAAGATCGACTCCCTTGTTTATCATTGTACTACTTGGCTCTTCTTCATCATAATTACCAACGAAACATATACCTAACGACCCATAATTATGCCCCTCTACATGGGAACCAACCATGTCAGCAAATCTTCCAAGTAAAATTTCATAGACTAAATAAGAATCATTTGGGTTAGTTACTTTCTCAATTCCAAAATGATACCCAATATCCTTCCATCCATTAGTATGTACATGATAATTTCTTATCGCACTCCAAGAAACAGTCCCACTATCCTTAGTCAAACTATGATGCAAGATTATTATTGACGGTGTATTCATGGTTACTCCCAGAATTGTTACTTATCTTTTTTACCTTTTTAACCTTAACTTTCTCAACTAACGACGGCCACAGAAGAGCTACCGGGTTACCTTTTCTATCAAGTAACTCTACCCACTCACGAGAGGGGTAAATTTCCCTAGCCACTTTTGGGTTTCCTGAAATAGGTCTTTCATCATAAAAAATTGACCTGGCCTGGAACAACCTTTCATCAGAATCACCAAGCAAAGTAACCGCTGAATGGGTAATATGTAAATCTCTAAGAGAGGACCTCCTGATCCTCACTAAATACTTATTGCCTTTCTTATTCATTCTCTTCCTCTTCCGAAAAAGTGTGGATATTATAGATTTTCTTAACTTCTTTTCTAATGTTAACTAGATTCTCACGGGCTCTCCTTGCGTCCTCAATATAATTTTTATTATTCCTAATATTAGATCTAGATTTAAAATCTTCCCAAATAGCTTCAATATATTTAGAGGCTAATGGGGGTAAAACAAAATTGTCATTTGGCATAGGTTACCTATACATCCTATCGAACTTAATTGAGTCTCTAACTCTCATTACATCCACCCCCGGCTCCAGACTCTCCTCTATACCAATCATTAAATCTTTTATGGCATCTTTCAGTAAAATAGATACCTCTAAATTATCAACATACATGTCTATCATTTTACAACAATAGCCATATGTAACTTTCTTCATTTTATCTTCCTATAATGATTTTAATAAATCATGAACAGCAGCATAAACAGATAAAACAAAAATTTCCCAAAAATTTCCCCCAAACAAATCATACCCCAAATAATGTAAAAAAGAAGCGCCTAAAACAAGAGTTACCACAGCCATTTTATACCTCGGTCTCATTAATAAATTCTAACATAAAAGGAAAATCTTTTACTAGTTCACTCACGTAGGTAGAAAAAACTTTTATTGCCTCAACAGAAGAGTTCTCTCCCATATCAGATATAAATGATGAAACCAATAGTGCAGAAGCTGCCTCCTCAGGTTCAGGGTTCAGTCCAGACTCAGCGTCCCTTAATGCCTTAAATCCACACTCAACTCCTTTTTCAGTAAAAAAAAGACTTTCCTCCGTATTATTAATAATATTGGTAACAACCAATTCACCTAAAATAGCCCTCCTCAAAAACATTTTCTCTAATTCTAATCCAGCAGGGCCATTAAAAAATTGCTTTCTTTCAAGCATTTTAGATACATCCTCGCAAGACATAGTATACACGTTACTATTAGAAAGCTCCATATTTACCTCTTCATGGAATCTTTAATATCCAAGCTATCCCAATGATCTTGGTCTTCCCACAACAAAGCATCTTTATTATCATCTTTGTGAGAAAGCCTATCATAAACTAATTCAGCAATCCTATTTTCAATTGCATATAAATTGTAAGCTATAATTATTAAAACAATTAGTTGAGCAGCCTCAATCATTATGCTCCCCCATCACATTACGTGTTTGTCGTGGGTAGTTACTTAATAGCTCTGACCAAATATGACTCGAATTGCACTCAACTTTTACATAGTCATGTTTCCCTGAATGTTCCCACCCTCTTCCATAGTCATTTGGCGGTCCTTCCTCTCTGCACAAACAGCATAATTTAGTAGCTTTCTCTGTGTACTCAAAGAACTTTTTATAAAAAGAATCCTCTGTCATTAAATTCACCTTTTATATTCAAATATTCCTCCATCATTTCTATGCAAACAGAATCTAAATAGGGCCTATCGGGAGAATGAGGTAACTCAGACTCTCTTTCTAATTGGTCAAGTTCTTCGTCTTGGTCAATAGACCATTTCATAAGCCTATCATAATCCCAAGCTCCATTGCGAATTGCCAACAGTTCCTCCCTATCATATTTCCTCTTTACAATAACTTCTCCGTACTTTAAAACTTCTTTACACATCTTAAAAAGTCTGCATAAATGCATAGCGTGTTTGGTGTCCATACCGAACTTAGCTTCTAATTCAGCTCTCTTTTTGTTCCTAGTTTTCTTCCAATTTTCATACTGTTGAAACTCTCTCAGTGCATTTGCGTACGACCTCTCTCTATGATAAAGATCCATCACATGAGGGGGGAACACAGTGTCATTATTTTTAATCGCTTCTATAGCCCCTAAATGATCGGCAGCAAGAACGGTAGTTTCAGGTAAACCGAACTCTTTTCTTAGTGGCTGAGACTTAGGAGGATTAAGCAACCACCTACGATGTGTCTTAATCCTCTTTAATTGTGACATAGCATACCCAGAAAAAGTGTGCCTAACTTTTTTACTTAGAAACTTTTCTCTAATACTAATTAGCATCTCACTCCATTTAGAAGTTATTAAATGGTCATCTCTATCAGTCCACAACATTTCAATAATATTCGGATTGCAGTCGGCAGAAAGCATAAAAAACTTTTGCAGTCCAAAAACAACCATGTCAACCGGAGAGGTTACTTCTGATTGTTCAAACTTATTCAAAAATCCAAATAAGTATTTTAATGGTTGTATACAAATACCAGACAAATCTAAATCACTATCACTAGTGTCAAGTCCATAAGCATACGAACCCCTTTTAGTCAAGAAAAGGGTGTTATCAAAAACCCACTCTGGGGAACTCTCGAAATATTCCTTTATATTTTCCATCGGAATAATGATACCACAGTAAAAGGTAAAAGTCAACCCTCCACTACAGGCCAAACATCTAATCTTCTTACTCCCCACGCATTAGCCAACAAGACGTCTTTGCCGAAATAAAGGTCTATTCTATTACTATTTCTTTTGTGGGTCCTGTCTGCCACGGTGCATGTTCCGTAATCGTCTATGTATAGAACGGTTCCAAAAGGAAATTTATTCGAAGCACACAAACTTTCACCATTTCGATGCCTCTTACAGATATTTGACCCGTCCGCAGCCTCGCACGGATTGTTGTCTGTTTGCTTACGAGTAGAATTATAAGCTGAGACCTCTAATTTTTTCTTTTTACCCTCCACCGGAAAGATAACTTTTTTATTCTCCTCGCAATTACATAAACATTTAGCACTCTCTAAAATTATTACTTTTTCTTCTAATTGTCCTACCCTTGTTTTTAAATCTTTTATCTTTACCAAACTAGTTAAATGATCATACTCATTATGTAGTAAAAACATTAAAGTAAATAATACAATAAAAGTTCTAAAAAATGTTTTTCTGTTCATGGTAACCTCCAAATTTATTTATTTGTACTAATTGTACAGCGGTTGCTTAATGCAGACCCACCAACACCTTTTTTATCCACTTCAAATCTCTTTGGATTAACCACAGCAGCCTTTCCACATTTATCGCAAACCCATAACCTCGAACCATTTGGATCTGGGTGTTTCCAATGCCCTTGCTTATGCCCTAATCTTTTCAATCTTCTAATCGCCTTCTTCCTTAATTCAGTTAATAAAACTTCTTTAGTTTTATAATCTTTTTTAGATTTTTTATTCATCAAACAAATATAGGAGTATCCGTAGGAGTAGGAGTTGGGGTAGGTGTTGGCGTACTGGATATTGTACTATCCATCACCGTCGAGGGATTAAACAAATCATTGTCATAAGAATCCTTTCTACAAGGTCCAATAAAACAATTTAGTTTTTCCCATCTACCCTCTTCAATATTAAAGTTACTACAACAACAAGAACCACCGAATACTGACCCGCATTTAGTGTATTTTATTAAATAATTAAATGACTCTGAATTTTTATTCACTTCATTTAAAGTGGTCAAACTTTTATCCCTGTCATAATTAGGGTTATTATCTGCGTATTTAAAAATCACCAATAGTAAAAAAACACTCATGAATAAAAAGGCTACTATAGTAAAACCTAAACTACCATTGATATTATTTCTTTTAATCATCTGGTATCCCCTTAATTATTAAATATATTAATTAACTAATACCCACTACACTAGTACGAAGCTTATGCAGCGGGCAAGGACCGTTAGTCTTATCAACACAAGACCCATCACACATGTCAACAGTTCCATTAACATTAATATTTTGTTTTACAGGACAATTTGAACACTTCCATACCCATGGAGCATAACAAGCCCCACAACTTGGGCACTTCCAGCCAACATTTTCCATTAAAATCCTCCATAAATTAACAATGCTAGGGGTGAGATTCGAACTCACACTTGCCGGATTTTGAGTCCGGTGCCTCTGCCGTTGGGCTACCCCAGCTAATAATATATTACCACCCCACTAATAGGATTTAATTTGTTCTTAATAAAACCATCAATATTTACAGGAATTTTAGTCGGTTCAACAATAGTAGGGCTAACTTCTGGTTGAGAGATAAATTTGGGTTTGAATACTTCAACTTGATATCCCCCACAGTTAAACCCTGAGTGCTGTTTAGGAGACTTTAACAATGGGGGAGCTTCACCGTCATACTTTAGGGCAAACCAAGAGTTTGAAAATACCCTAAGAACCCACCCATCAGGTATTTCAATATTACTAGGCAACGGGTCATTCCCAACAAAATAGCTATTTAAAATATTTCCATAACATCTCAATACCCAAAGTTCTCCGTCAATAAATATCGGATTAAAATACTTAGATTCCTGATTATTATTAATTTCATTAAAATGCTGCACAATCTCTCCAGTATTAGAATTAATAAAGTCTATTCCATTACCAGCATGAACCAAAGTGTCCCCGGAAGCAGCTAGGCTGGTCGTATAACCCTGCCTATAATAGGAACAATCCTGTTTTTTTACCCACGGGTTAACTTTTGTCTCCCAAAGTTCCTCTCCAGTTAAAGAATCAAATGCTACTATAACCCCCTCCCCACCACGCTTTGCTAGCCAAATAATTTTATTGCCAATTATTAATGGGGCTTCTTGCATATCTGAAGTTAAATTATAGCCATCTTTAATTATATCTAATCTTAAATCAGGTAAAGAAAAAGCTAATAAAGCATCGGAAGTTCCTGGCCTTCTTTGCCCCCCACGAAACTGGTCATATACCTCTTCATTTGGGTATCTCCAATCCTGCCTTGTAGTCCACAGTCGGTTGTTTTTCTTATCAATTGATAACATCCCATATTGACCACATATTTCTGATATTGGGGGTTTACCTGAGTATAGTTCCCAAACAGCAGGACCACATGTACCTGGGGGCGGGGGTTCGTTAAGTCTATCCCATTTCTCTGGATGCCCCACTGAAACAACAGTATTAGTAACTAAATAATTATCAATAAAAACTCCATCAGCTATAATAGTGTATCCCTCTGGTCTATTGTTAGGCCCACTGGTTGGAACACCACGCATCCAGCCCCAAAATATATCCTTTTCGGTTTTACTCCACATTTTTGATGGTACATGCCACTCTTCCCATGATAGCTGCCAAACATCATAATTTGGGTTCCCTTTAGGGAAATCTCTCCCAACAACAATACCATAAATGTCAAAACTATACCTTTTTACCACGGTGGAGCCATAAAAATTTAAAAATCCACTTTCAAATAAATACCCCCATCGTTCTGAATACATAAATGGCCAAGTACCTGTAGACGTTTCAATTAATAAAGGATCACTAAATGGATAGGGTTGATCTTTCCTAGGTTTTAATGTAGTTCTATTTATTTCATAAATCGTCCTTGTCGAAGAGTGTGCCTGCCCCGGTAACCCACCAGCAAGAGCACCAAGTACACTTACCCAATTCCCTTTAGAAACAATCACATCAGCCTGCTTATTGTTAGTTAGCCCGTCTACTTTTATAGTAGCTACTCTTTCAAAGGGTGGGTACACGGTAATTGGCGACCAACTAGTATGAGCTTCGTCTCTTCTATACTGCGGCCAATCTTCACCAACGGCAAAAACAGGAAAAAAGATAAAGTACAATACAATTGTATATTTCTTAACCATTTTTACGCATGTTTGCTAGCGCCCTAGTTAAATCCATACTAGCACGCCTACAAGCTCCAGTCAGCTTACTACCACTTAAATAGTAAGTTTCAAAATTTTCATTATCAGAATCTTTTCTCTTAGAGTTCTCATCTATAATAACATCGCTAGCAATAGAAATAAACTTCTTTGCCTCCACTAAAGCTAGTCTAATATTTTTTATATTCATATTAAATAAATGGGGTAGGTTAGCAATACAGTTTCTATAAAAATAAACTGTATTGCCCGAAGCATTGATAAACTTAAGTCTTAAACCTTAATAGTTAAGTGTTAAATTCTTAAACTTTAAATTTTGACTTTCAAGTTCAGAATCGAAAATAACCAGTGTAGTTACCAACACTTCGTCAGCCTACCCCACAAGTTTAATTAATTATCAAAAATTGGTGATATCGTCTCCGCTCTGACCAAAGACCAAAAATCCGCAGCTAACCCCTGAAGAATATAATCATATGGTAAATATCCATATCCATTATCCCCCCAGGATGAACCCCAGGAATTCTTAATTATTAAAGCTCCTCTACACTTATCAATAACCATATTATCATCATATCCAAAAGCAGCTATTGCGTGGCCACCTTCTACACGGTCGGAAGAGGAAGGAAACCTAATAACACCAGAATGCTCCGCAGTATTTATTGAAGAGTAAACAGTAAAACCAAACATTGTAGGCACGCCAGCATTTAGGTACTTTTTAATCCCTAAAAGCACGTCAGCAGGTTGTACTCCGGGCATATCGTGTCTAAAATATTGGATAGCCTGATAGTCCTGGGCTAATGAATAACAAAAAGCTGATGGTTCGTCGTTCCATTTTGACACGTTGTAAGGCCAGTATTTCTCCGGGCATACACCAAAAGCTACCATAGCCTTCATCGTAGTCCTTAAATAGGCCCCGTCATCAGTCACAGAGCCTAGTAAATTTCTTGTGGCTTTATATAAGAATAACCTTGAACCCTCAAAGTTACGTTTAAAAATCCTATTGTGATAATACTCAATAACTGCCACCCCCGCATGAGCGGTACAACTTGATAAAGACTGTTGATTTTCTACTGGTGAACACCACTTTCTTAGATCTACAGAACTGGGTAGCACTGTTGGTACAATACTACCTGACGCAGCCAATTTACCTTCTTGGTTGCCAGCATAATCTCTAAAATCCGGTAAGTCTCTTATCCAACCCATTTTTTGACTTAGCATTTTTTGCTCCTTAATCAATATCAAAAGATACTTCTATCTCATTCGTATAATTAAAAGTATCCAATTTCTCTTGAATTAAGTCGATTTCTTTTTCTAAATTAACAATCATCTTGTCAATTTCTGGTTTAGTTACCATGGAGTCATACTCAATTGGAGGGGTATTATAGAACTCTGGTACCTTCAGCCCCCTAAAGGTGTTTATTCCTGAAATGAAAGAAACTTTACCCTTCAGCTCGGCCAATCTGTAGATAACCGCTTGAACCCCGCCATTAACATTAGCCTCTGTAATTTTACTTTTCAATTCTACTAATTGGTCAACAGCCAAATCCCTTTCTTTCATTAAATCATCTACTACCACTTCTCTAGTAGTGTCAGCTTTGGGGGTTGAATTGAACATAATAATATCCGTACCAAACTTTGAAATCTTCTCAGATAACCTATTCTTAAGTTTTAGTGCCTTTGAAATCTTAATTTTAGTCATTTTCTTCCTCCATAAAAACTTTTTCTCTTCTTATTTCAAGAATATCTTTTTCTGGCACACTACCATTGGTGGTTATTATATCCATGCCATAAATATAAGAAAGCCTATCCTTCTTAACGTATTCAACTTCAGATAGTACAAGTAACCCGTTACGCATAAACCTAACCCAGTCACCGACTCTAATATCTTTATTCTTCATTCTACTCCTCAAACTCTTTGACGACTTTTTTATCAATCAATAACCAGGTCTTTGGTTGTGGGTTAGATAAATTAACAATAGAAAATTTATTAAGTTCTTTTTGGTCACGAATTACGAAGGCTGTTTCTGAAAAAGGGTTAAAATTTAGTACAACACAAACTAATACTTTGTTATCTGGTAAATTACTAATTGACGCAGGTACTGTACGAATAACTTCCGCTCCTTTGTCAATTAAAACCCTTACTTTTCCAGTAAGTTTCAACCCTTTAGTTAAAACACTGTCCATTTTGTTACCCCACTAATTTTCTTCGCCTTCGTCATCTTCTTCGTCTTCATAATCATCATCTATGTCTAAAAATTCGTCCATATTTTCTTCAATGGTGAGCATGGTAACTTTTTCACTTAAAAATATTTGTGGTATACTGTTCGAAGTATAAAGAGAAGCTATAAATTCCCCAGCTTCTGAATCAAAAGGGGTCACCCAATCGCCAATAGTTAAATCCCCATCATTAACTACATATGAATAAACCGTGCCATTTTCACCACCAATAGTAACTCTATAATCCATTTAAAACTCCTTTAGTGTTTAAACAAAAAAACATCCAATAATTTGAATACCTACATTTCCTCTACAACGTTAGATCTTTTTTGTTGACGATTTCTTCCACCCCCAATTCGACATAAAATCATGACACCAAAATTCTTTATACCCACACAAAGGACACCCCATAAAATCAGTTGTAGGCTCCAGCACACCTTCATTTCCATGCGTCTCACAGGTAAAGGGATGCCAAGAAGTAGATTTTTGGTAACCTTTAATACTATCTAATTGATCCTTATTCCAAGGAGGTTTTGATATTTTCTCATCCATTTCCTAATAATCCCAAGTATGCACATATAAATATGGTTGATATAAATATAACCCAAAACCCACCTAAAATAGCAAAAACTAAATTTATTTTTTCTCTTTCACTCATGGTCTATACCTATTATTAAGTATATCTACAAATATGTATAATATAACCAATATTATAACCATTTTTATAAACATCTTTATTACCTATTTTAAAGGGACCCCAAAATCCCTTTTAACTGAATCAGGCCAACTATCTATTTCTTTTTTTATACTCTTAGCTTGTCTTTCCAACCACCCTTTCCTAGGAGTTTCTCTTTTCCTACGGGTACAGGTTTTTTTAAGGGATCTTTCAAATTCCTCTCTACCTATCGAGGAACACAAGTCAAGAACAGCAGAATCAAATGTACGACCACTCCCGGACAGTCCTTTAGAAACGTCTTCTAAAGTAACCCATGTCCCATCATAACCTAGGTTTTCAATATATACTTTAACCTCGGTTTTCATATTCTACCTAGATAAGCCCCACTCCAAAAATGGATGGTAAATAACATCGAAACCTAATGATTCAAGTCTATTAACCATTTCAATACCAGCAGGACTATTGAGAGTATGAACAATTATTCTTTTTAATACCCCGTATTTATCTGAATTCGATTTTTCCAAATACCTGACTACTTCCATCCCAGTATTTGTATCTTCGGACGGAACATAAACTCTTCCACCAAGGTCATGATCTAAAGAAACTAAATCCCAATCCCTATTCAATTTCTTTATGCACTCTTCGGCTGTCCTTACACCAGTAACAAAAGGATAGGTAGACCTAACCAATTTTTGTCTTTCTTCAGAATCATCTAAAAATAAAAATCTTTTTTCCGAAAAATTTTTCATTAACCTTCAATTCCTAAACCTAATTTCCAAGAAGCCAATTCCTTACTCAAGTTATTACGAGCATTTACCTCATACCTATCTCTGAATTCTTTAGTATAATAAATATAAGGTCTTCCTAACATTCTCTTTATAAATTCGGTTCTACCTAAACACCAAGAAGAATCAGTTAAATATGAAAATTCCTCTCTAACCCTGTTTACGTAAATATCTAAATATTGATAATAACTCTCTAACCCCAACACCCTAAGATCTAAGTCTAATACTAACTCGCTCTCTGTATTCGTCGCAACATGATCCTTTGTATCAAGGATAGTTTGAGTAACTAGAGATATAGTATAAGTATCAACCCCTTCTCTAGCTAAATATTCAGCCGCCAACAGAGCACTTTTGATTTCATTATCCTCTCTACCCGGTATATATACGGCATCGTGCCACCAGATAGCCATAATTTTGTGATCTCGAAGGTCCAAACTATCGGAATTAGTAAGCATATCCTGTATATGTCCAAGATTATGAAATCTTCTTCTCCGATCTGTGTAAGCTTTAGTTAAATAAAGCAAACTATTGAAATTAGAAAGCATTAGTCTCTCTCCCAATAATTTTACGTATCATATCAGTTAAGCATTGCCCAACATCTATATCATAGACACCTAGCTTTTCCATAACATAATCGTAAGACAAAAACCCCTCAGGTTGAAAGGCATAATTAACCCCTCGATATGAAATAATATATCCATTTTCAACCGATCCTAAACTTGGGTGGGTGAATACCCCTTTAATAGGCCCAAAGACTAATAAATCATAATAATCCCCATCACTAATGTCTAATTCAGCACGAAAAGAACGGATGTTTAATTGCCCAACATTAAAGTCGTCAGTTTTATAAAAGTTCCTCATTTACACCCTCTACAACTACTGTACTCTTAAAAATATCTTCTTTTAACGCCTTATTAATCATGAGCTTTAAAATAGATAAAGTATCCTTTTTAACCTCCTCAAGGTCAACCCCACTATCTATTTTCAACCCAAAACATTCAGTACAAAAATCTAAATTAAACTGACCAACTGTATAAGCACCACCGGAACGTATAGTTATCATTACGTGGTTATCAGGACCTGTTTCCTTACCGCAATTATCACATCTGTACAAAAAAGCCATAATTTATCCCCTGTTATTCCGTTCTTTAAAGGTTTTTCTAAGAAATTTACTAATAATCCGACTCACACAACTAGTATCCATATCTTTATTAATTCCAGCACATTGATTACATAAATCAAAATAATGATATTCTAGAAGCCAAGGTTTGTTAACACTAACGGTTATATTATAGTAACTTTTTTCTGGGATTTCTTCCCCACAGGCGTCACATTTTTTTAACAGCATAAAACTTCTCCCGC